TTCCTTTCAAACCTATTATTTGCTTATCTTCCCATTGTTGTTTCATTCTATTGGAGTATTCTTGTTTTATTTTAGGTGTAAATCTTTCGGATAATTTTCTTGCAGCAGATTGAAGAGATGGATCGGTTTCAACGGATCTCCCTTTTGACCACGTTACCCGCTCTCCAGTTCTAAACTGTTCTCGTCTCGTTTCTGCACTTTTTTGAATGGCAATTGGATTACATCCCCATGGATTATTGATTTTATTATTTAGACGGATCAAATGATTTTTCAGATAATTTCTATAACCAATAGGTGTCCATGGAAGATCACCTCCACATCCACATTTACATTTTGGAACTACGTCGCTTTTTAGAATATACCGATGATAATATTCTTTATATGTTAGTTTGTAATTCTTTTTTATGTGCCTAGCCATTACACCACCGTTAGTAAATTCTTTTCCATCTATTTCACATTTAATCATAAAAAACTCCTTACTAAATAAATAGCAAGGAGCCTCTTCAAACGATTAAAATAGATAATGTTATATCAAAATTGTAAAATCGCGTAGTCCATCGACAAAGTGACAGTAATGAGTAACGCTTCCTGTGCAGACCAGTCCAAGGCACTTCCGTTGAAGTTAACTTGTGATGGGAATGCGCCCTTGATTTGCCACTCTTCAACTTTATCACCTACCGGTCCTAGAACATCGATGGTAACATCTTTCTTATACATGTCAGCATAACCGTTACGACCGGTAACAGATTCATGACACAAACGAACCCATTCCATGACAGCTTGTGCAGCCGAAGGAACGATGGGATCATAAAGAGTAATTTCGAGATCCTGCCACTCGGACTTACCCTTCAGCTTACGCTTTAGGTTGATGTGGTCAAGTGTGATCACGTTATTGTTGATATTGGGCCGGGATGCGGCTTTGATCATGTACGCGGGAATGCCGTCGATGTACATTATAAATCTATTCTGGACCTTCGGTTCATAGGCCGTAAAGAAGATTTCTTGTGCTGATAGTAGGTCTGCCATAATTATTTATCTCCGAGTTGATTGTTATCGCTGGTAATTTGTCTCACGAATATAAATAAACAGTGTTGGAAAAAAAGTTCTTGACATCTATGTATTTTCGTCTATTATTCTGCATAAGAACCAAAACTATGGCTAGACCTAAAGATCCAAATAATACGCTACACAAGACATGTCCCACGTGTAAACAACCATTTACTTGTGAACGGCGAAAAGAAAAGACTTATTGCTGTAAAAAATGTGCAGTAAACGATCCAGCTGTGAAAGAGAAAAATCGCATTGGTGTAGCCAAAGCATTTGATTCTAAATATGGTGGCCATCCAATGGCAGTGAATCCTCAAACAAAGGAAAAACTCACTCTAACGATGATAGAACGACACGGAAAGGCATGGTTTAGCCAGACCGATGAATTCGTTGATAAAACTAAAGCCACCAAACTTGAAAGATATGGAGATGAGAGATATAATAATATCGATCAAATGAAACAAACATGTTTGGAGCGATATGGGGCAGACAATTACAAGAAGACAGATGAATGTCGTAAGAAATATGAAGAAACATGTTTGAAGAAATACGGTGTTCCACATGCTTCCATGCAAGGAGACAGAAAAGAACAGATCAACAGCAGCACTTTCAAACAAAGTCATAAAAAAGCCATGTTCAAAAAATTCATTGAATCTGAACGATTCAAGAATTTTACACCGTGTTTCTCGATAGACGAATATGACGGTATAACCGTCCAGTTCAATAAAAAATATACGTTTAAATGTAATCGATGTAATAAAGAACAAGATTTTGATCTGACTCGTTACGCTCTTCGATGTTCGGTATGTGATGCATCGATGTCAATATTTCAAACAGAAATAGTTGACTATGTTAAACAGTTACTTCCAAGTGAACCAATTGTAATCAATAATCGAGCGGTGCTTAGTCCGTTAGAATTAGACATATACATTCCCGGAAAAAACATAGCAATTGAAGCGGACGGTATTTATTATCATTCCGAAGTGTCAGGTACAAGAAACAAGAATTATCACTTAAATAAGACTAAGTTGTGTGCTATGAAAGGTATCCGGCTCGTTCATATATTTGAAAATGACTGGAATCATTGTAAGAATATAGTCAAGTCTATATTAAAAACACTCCTGCTGAAAGAGAACCGAATTATTTATGCCAGAAAATGCTCTATAAAAGAAATAGATCCAATCCAAAAATCTGAGTTTCTAGAGCAAAATAGTCTTCATGGCAATGATACTGCCATGATTCGGTTGGGACTATTCGATGAAGATCGGTTGATTGCGGCGATGACATTTTCGTCTTCTAAATTTACAGAGAAGGAACATTGGGAAATCAGTAGATATTGTTCTTTATTAGGTGTCACCGTTGTAGGTGGAATGTCGAAACTGTTTTCATATTTCATTAAACACTTCAAACCAGAAATCGTAGCTGCTTATACTGACAGAAGATATTTCTCTGGTGAATCATTTTTGAAACTAGGATTCACATTTGTTGAAAACCTAGCTCCTGATTATCAATATATTATTGAATCATATGATGTTCTAGAAAACAATGTCAACTGGCAGAAAGCCAAGCTAGAAAAGAAATTGACGTTTTTCGACCCCGCCCTCTCCGAATGGGAAAACATGAAGGTCAATGGATTCGACCGAATTTGGGATTGCGGGCATTCCAAGTGGATTTGGGTTGACAAATCACAAAAACCCTCTACAGTGCAGATACCATGAGTGAAGAATTATATACAACAGAAATTACAGCAACTGTACCACAGAGTACAGAATATGCTTTAAGAGTAATTGAAGAATGGGGGTGTATGGATAGATCCGAAGCGGTTCGTAGAGCAATTGAGTTGTATAGGTTATACGTTACGGAGAATAGAACGTACAAAGTAGAGCTTTATTTTAAGTACCCCGGTATTAAAGGTGTTGACGAAGCATATCCCGGAGAGAAGTTTCGTATGTTTGCGCCTCGAATGGAGAAAGTATATTTCCAATGAAAACTACCACGACATATACTTCTGACGATGGGATCGTCTTCTCCAGTAAGAAAGAATCCCGCTCGCGAGATAGCCATACTAGACGAATCGAAATTGCCAACAGGTTGTTTATGAAGGGAAAGAGTCTAGCCGAATCATTGCATGCTACATGGTATCCATACATGATTCCGAAAAAGTTTTACAAGATCACCAAGAATTCAAAATTTATGTTTGCCAATGGTTCCATATACGAACCATATCCACAGGGGCATATGATAGTGTCGAATTACCCAAATAACATTGAACGTGGAGATGACGGTGAGCATGTATTCGAGAAGAATAAATGGAACACGTGGGAATTACAAGTTTGGGGAGACATTGGCGATTGGGGAATGGATATTACATCGATGTCATTTTCCGCAGCAGCAAAGAGACTCCAATAAGATGAAATACGACGGCACACTTAATACAGTAGGTGTTCGGCGCTATATGGTTTATATTCGAAGATCGGTTATTTCTTTTCTAACGGAATTCGCCTTTGGAGAACGACTGGGAAAGGAAACTGTAGATAAACTTTATCGGATGATCGATGATTATATGGTCGATCTTCAGAAACGAGGATGTTATCTTAAGCATGTTCTAGTGATTATGTCAGATCCTGAACAGGAATATCTCCACGGAACTCTTCAACTCTCTTCGCCTTACATGAGAGATCCGGTTCTGCTCAATTTTGAAATTAAACAACATAGCATTAATTCCGAAATTGTGCTTGACAACTGACAATAAAAAGTCATTATGGGCCAAATTATGAGACATATTCGCTATCCAGAGATCGAACAATTCCGAAATGCCATTCACAAGGTTACTTGTGCCGCCCGCCATATTGGTGTGGATAATGGTGGAGATCCAATTTATGATCACACAAAAGTTTTGCCCGTTTTGACCTACGAAGGAACGGTCAAATTGCATGGAACGAATGCAGCTATTTGTTGGAACGCCACGACTTCTGAACTATGGTTTCAGTCTCGGGATACCATTCTCACGTTGGAGAAAGACAATGCTGGATTTGTTCGTCATTTTCTGACTGGTGACAAGGATTTGAGTTTCATCAAGAACTTTCCTCTATTCAATGAAGTGATCATTTACGGTGAGTGGTGCGGAGGCAGTATTCAGCCCACTGTTGCTTTAGCTCAGCTATCCAAGCGATTTGTTATCTTTAACATTGTTGTTGATGGTAAATGGCTTCCCCGTGAGTTTGTCAGCAAGGTCAAATATGAATCTATTGGTGTTTACAATATCTACGATTATCAGACTGAAACCATTGATATTGATTTTAATCGTCCTGAGTTGTCCCAGAACAAGTTGTCTGAACTGACGATCAAAGTCGAGGAATCCTGTCCTGTTGCCAAGGCAATGGGTGTTGATGGTATCGGCGAAGGAATTGTTTGGAAGTGTATTACTCCCGGATGGGAAGATCCACAGTTCTATTTCAAGGTTAAGGGAGTGAAACATTCCTCTTCCAAGGTCAAGACCCTTGCTGCCGTCGATGTTGAGTTAGTCAACTCTCAACGGGAATTTGCCGAAAAGACTGTTACGGAGAATCGTTGCCGTCAAGGCATTGACAAACTTCGTGAAGCTGGCAAACAGTTGGATCGTACTTCAATCGGCGAATTTATAAAATGGATTGTTGCCGACGTGGAAAAGGAAGAATCCGATACTGCCAAGGCTTCTGGTTTGGATATCAAGAAAGCCGGTGGTGAAATTACGAAGGCCGCGAAGGCGTGGTTCTTCAAGAATGAAATGTCGTTCAAATGAAACATTTTCGGGCATATCTAGATAGACCGGGTGGTTGGGGTTGGGAGGAATTTTTGAAGGCGAATTCCTTAGACGAAGCTCGGTCTATTATAGATGCAAAACATACTGGTCAAGATAGAGCAGATACCGTAGAGGAAGTTCCAGCCGATTGTGAGCGTACAACGAGAAAATTGGAAGCGTTGCGTCGAGCTAATGATAAAGCAATAGAGAATTAAATCCAAGTGTGATAAAGAACTGAATAAACTCGAACGAGAATATAATCGAAAAGTAAAGAAAATATGAAAAAAGATCCACTCAAGAACCCCACCGTAAAGAAACAAATTGAAGCCATCCAGAAAGTAATTTCTGATGTTGGTGAAAAACTTCTCTTTGACAATAAAGAGGATAATACGAACATATTTGTTGAAAAGGTAAGTGAAGAGATCGGTCGATTGAAAGCCAAATCCAAACTATTCGATTACAAAGTATTCGTCAATCCAGATCAATCTGAAAATTCGCTTACCGGTTGTGTTGGAATACAAACTGAACAGGGGCAGGAGTGGATCGTAATCGATTATGTTATCGCTCCCGATAAGAAATAAATTATGAATATAACACCATTTGACTATTTGAAAAATCTCAAAGAAACCCCGTCTTGGGAAGAACAACGTGGAATGAGAGTTTTTATTTCTAAAATGGCTACTGAAGCCAAGAAGAAACCGTTTGTATTTGCGTGTCCAGATGGAACTCTTCTAAAAATTTCCGTTTATACGCCTAACATAAATTTTCTCTAAAAATATGAAACCAATACTCGTTCCTATACATTCATTCGTTGATCTTATCACGAATTCGTCCTCCGAGGCATTCATCGCTGCAACAAGCGAGACTGTCACTGCTCTAAAGAAAGTTACTGCTAATATACTGTCTGCTGCCGGTAGCAGTGTAATTCCTGATGATCTATTCACCTTTCGTCTGGTTTATGCCTGTGATGATCCAACGGGTAAGGAAATATTCCTGACCAAGAAAGAAATCACCGCTAAAAAGGCTGAATTGGAGAAGCGTTATGAAGCTGATGAAACTGACGACGAGATTGATGAGTGGAACTTTCCAACCGAGGAAAGTGAATATTACACATGTGTCGTTGAGGTTAAAGCCACAGACGAAACGAATAAAGAAGCAGTTAAAGCAGCAAAATCATTGTCTGGACTGATCGGTGCATATACACTCGGAGAACGATCTTGTTAATATGAAAAGTTTAAATCTTACGATCCATAGTTTCGTTAACATGATCACAAACAGTTCTACTGAAGTGTATATTCATGCCGATGAGGGCACGGTTAGTTCGGTAAAAGAATTGGTAGATAATATTCTAGACGGGGCCGGGTCAACGTATAAATTCGATGACTTGTTTGTAATAAGTCTACATCGTAACAGAGTTGTTGTAACACCCAAATCAGATGGCGATGTTCCGAACCTAAGTAAAATAAAGGAAGCAGCGATGACTTTAAGCAATCTAAGTGGATTGTTTGATATTACCGCTGAAACCGATAGATAATTTTAATCTCTATGAAATCAATCATTATACCTATTCATTCCGTGATAGACGTAATTACCAACAGTTCTACCGAACTGTATGTTGAGGCTACGGAACAAACAGTCACGGCTGCTAAAAGCGTTCTTACCGCTATTCTCAAGGCTACTGGATCGACTCAAACGGTCGATGAATTATTCGATGTATCGCTCGCCTATTGGGTTAGATATCCAGTCGGTGACAATTATGATCGTGAAGAAAAAGAATTTCCTGACAGGGCTGCGGCGAGTAGATTTTTTGATAAGAACAACATCGAAATTGACGACGAATATACAAAGAAATGGAATGTTCTTAAGATCACTGCTAAGAAAGGCACTGATGCAAGTCTAAAGAAAATTGCCAAGTTGCTGGAAGAATTTGGTGTATCAACATCGGCGGAACAATGTGAACAATAAAACTAAAAACATGAAAACATTACTCATTCCAGTCCATAGTATCGTGGACGTTATTACGAATTCAAGCAGCGAAATCTTCGTTGCTGCAAATAAAAGCACTGTCAAAGCTATCAAGAAATTGGTAAATGATTTAATTAATGCTGGTCAGAAGGAACCTACCGGAGATCATATCCCATACACGGTTGACGAACTTTTTGATTTTGAAATTGTTTTTAGTTGTACTGATGAAGGGTACGATGAAGTCTTTCTTACCGAAAAAGAAATAAAGGTAAAGAAAAAGGAAATCGACGATCTTATCGAAAAATATTCGAATGAGTTAGAAAAGCTTCCTGATGGTTCTAGTAAGGAACGTGAAGATTTGACTGGCAAGATCGAAGAGCTGGAAACGTGGTCATTTAATGATGACGATGGTGAAGGGTATCCAAGATCTCAAATTCGTGTTACGGTAAAGGACAAGACCAACAAATCTGCGGTTGCTGCGGCCAAAGTGTTGTCCGATCTCACCGCATTGTTTGAAATCGAAGCGACGTATAACTAATTATGTATACATTCTCAATTCCATATCATAGTTTCGTTGACTTGATTACTAATTCCAGTAGTCAAGTATTCATGTCCGTTGACGATGGCTCGGTCAATATGGTTCATGCTCTAATTAACAATATATTGAAACTTGCCGAATCAACTAAAAAATCCGAAGATCTGTTCACTATCGATGTTGCGTATGCTGTGGATACCTATATTGATGAGAAATATGCCGAAAAACTTATGACTGAGGAAGAACTTAAATCAGCTGTTGAAGAAGGTATTGTAACGGAGAAAGAAGCTGACAGATTGATCCGTCCAGAGAAATATGACAGATATGGAAATAGTCAATTTCGAGTTATCTGTAAAACAGATGCTCCAGAGGCAGTGGAAATCAAGTCAACAATCGAACATCTTAAAGGAATCTTCAATGTAGAGGCATCATTCGGATGAAAAATTTTACCGAAGAAGAATTGTCAATTATAGCTAGATGGAACGGAGAAGCTGCAAAAGAATGGTGGTCGAGTGGAAATGATAGTATTAGAGAGGAAATTGAAAAACTACCACCTAATCAGATATTCGCACTTGGATGGTCATCCTATAGAGCCAGTGATTTTAGAAAAAAAGAACAATGAACGAAATACTTGCTATACCTGAAGAACATTTATTGGAAGTTATCTCGGTTGTCCGTGCTGGTCTTCGTCAGATGAGTCAAGCTATTACGCCCGAGTGCAGAAATCAACTCATAAAATGGTGTCAGGATGAAGAAGATTATCTTCAGTATAGCTCTGGAGAATAATTGTTCTTGACATTTTATAAGTCTCGTTCAAGCTGTTTTGCATGAATATTTTTAATATAGAACGGGCATTTAAAGACAAAAAGGAACGTGGATGGGAGAAGTTGTATTGGTGCATTGACGTTCATGATGTCATCCTTGAGGGGGTTTACAAGAAGAACAATGACGGAGCTAGATATCTTCCCAATGCTCTAAAAGTGCTTCGGTATTTATCGAAACGGTCTGATACTGTTTTGATACTCTGGACTTCCTCTCATGGCGAGCCAACACGTACTGTATTAGAAAATTTACGAAAAGAAGAAGTTTATTTCAAGTTCGTAAATGAAAATTTAGACTGTCCAAGCAATGAACTATGCAATTTCGATAGGAAATTTTATTTTAACATCTTACTTGATGATAAAAGTTGCTTTGAAAAAAATGATTGGTATTTAATAGAGCAAGAATTAAAAAGAATAGGTCAATGGACTGACTAATTTATTACTTTTTAGTATATTATCTATAGCCCAGAGAGGCTGTAAATTTGTATAATGAAAACATTTCTTTTGATTTTCTTCTATTGATAAATCAAATGAATCACAAGGAATAATATGGTCAACGTGCCATTTTCCATAATTTTCCCACGACATTCCTTCGACAAACTTCGATTGTAAATGGTCTTTTATAATTTCTATTGTTGCTCCAAGGAGTTCTCGTGTTCTTTTTGATTTGACTCTTCCTTTAAGTGCGTTCCAAACACGTGTTCGCAAATATTTCTTAAGTTTGAAATTTATATCCTCTTTACATCTTTCTTTCTCACGGATAGCTGATCTTTTTAATCTATTAACTCTCACCACTGGGTCTTTCAATCTCTCTTTTTGAATTTTTAATAATCTACTTTTATTCTCTTCATAATATTTTTTTCTGGTCAATTTCCATTTTTCTTTATTTTGTTCGTAATCTTTCTTATGACTTGCTATGACACTTTCTTTATTATTCTTGTAATATGTTTTATAATAATTTTTTCCATATAGAAGTAACTTACTCCGATTATTTTTTCTATAATTCTTATATCTCTCGTAACAACATATTTTACATTGGTGAAACTTTCCATCTTTTCCACGACTCCAATTGTTGAATTCTTCAATAGATCTTTCGGTTCTACATTTAGTACATACTTTTGTCATAATATTCTCCTAGATGATAAGTATCACGATTCTAGGGATTTTTCTTGACAAAACGAACATTTTATATGACACTTATGTCAAAATGAACTATGTTAATCACAGTGGAGGTTGTCCGGGTGCAGACATGACGTGGGAAAATGAAGGATATAAATACGGAGTTAAATCCATTGGTTATTCTTTCCTTGGTCACACTCAATATTCAAAGAACCGTCAAATACTTACTTCGACCGAATTGGATGAAGGTGCCGAACAAGCAGAATCTGCCTCAATAATTTTAAAACGTCCTTGGAATTATGTGGTAGATAAACGTTACGTGAGGAATCTTATTGCAAGAAACTGGTTTCAGGTAAAAAATTCCGAGTGCATATTTCCAATAGGTACATTCATTAAAGGATCAAAAAAACTGGTTAATGGAGGAACCGGGTGGGCTGTACAGATGGCTATAAACAATAATAAACCAATTTGTTTCTATGAACAGAACGAAGGAACGTGGTATAGGTTCTCTTTTGATGAGGATGTCTTTTTTAACTATCCATATACACCACTTCTAACAGAAAACTTTGCCGGGATCGGTACACGTGAAATTAATGCTAACGGCATAAATGCAATTAAAGCCGTTTACGAAAATACTTTCAAATCATGAATATAGACGAATTACGTCCAGTCCAACGCACCGAAATGAAGTGTCGGATATGTGGAGGGTTTTCTAGTGCTCAAGTGTGCTGGTCATGTTCAACGTCTCCAGCGTCAATTAGATTGGCTACGTTGGAAGAAAAACTACGAGAATATTTGGCCGAACCATCTATCGACGGAAGACCGGTTAGACAAAAATTACGTGAGGAATTAAAGAAACTAATTACATATGAAACTACTACCTGACACTACTATCTCATTTACTCGGCGTTATCCTGAAGACAATGGGGCTCAAATTATTGATTATGTAAATGGAATTGAGCCATCGAAACTTTCTCCTAATGAATATGAGACGATGGCAGCTCTTTATGAAGAATTACGCCGTATTGCTAAAGAATTTGGATCAATAATAGAGATCAAACACCGAGTGATTAGAGTTTCTCGATAAAAACTTCGAGCATGCATTTGTCGTAATTCCGAAATGGATTTTTGGAATTTGGAGAGAAATAAGTATTCACTAACGAATCATTTCCTCCGAATTCTTTAAATGTGCTATGCCCAATGCTCACAGTATCCCGTCGAGCGGCATGCATTTCTTTCTCCAGTGCATCCCGATAATCATTTACATCCGACTTTACCCAGCTTCCGTGACGACCTAAGATTCTTCCGGGACTCATGGATGATTCCAGATGATGCCAAAGTTGTCCGGTGTGAGTGAAGATTCGAGGATGAGGTTTGGTAACGAGCACCGAACGAGGGGGGCCGGTTTTCTCCCATGCAGTATAAAAAGCATCTCGTTTTGGTCTCCAAGCATTCCATACTGTGTCACTGGCTTCATAATCCGGTTCTCCTTCTGGATAATGATCTTTTTTGTATTTAGTGTATTCGCTACTATCAACAGACCAGCATTTCCATCTTTCGGTTAATGCTTCGTACTCAGGATGTTTGTCGGTAATGATATCTCCATTATCGTCCCTAACATAAGAAAACTTTGAACCGGGAACCTTCGGATCATCGGTTTCGGGAGCGCCGAGTAGAAAAAATTCGTAATATGGCCACACGAAAGCATAAAATCCACGGTGTGCTGGAGGACTGTGAAAACTTTTCGGATGGTTTTTATAGCCTCGTTGATTAACGGAAGACAGACCCCCAAACCGAGCAAATTTTAGTTTGCTGGTTTTACGAATGTCATATTTACTCATACCGGACAGTTTGATTGACTTTTATCAAATGTCAACACTAAATTGATAATTCTGAGATAGACCGTTCTTTATCGTAAATTTTTACAATGTAATCTTTTAATTTATCAAGATACCCTTGCGCCCTCAGGATCTTGAATACAATATTTTCTTCGGAGAATTCGCCTTTCTTGTCCAATCCAGCCTGTCGTATAACAAACAGCTTCTCCAGTATCTTTCTCAATTCTTCCTCGTTCCTGTCGTTTATAACGGCATCTATGCGGGCTTTAAGATCCTTATGCTTCTTCTTGATTAGTTCTTTGTTAAACGAAGGTCTATTTTTTATTGGAGGCTTGATCCATTTACCATTTTTTATAGAATATGCTGCCGAAGAATCCACTTTTTGACTTATTCCTTGAACGTAAATTTCTAGATCGTGACCTTTTATTGTAATATGATGTTTCTTATTCCAATTTGCTTTAATTGCTCCAAGAAAAGCCTCGGCGTCCTGTTCAGACATATCCAGTTCTGAGAAATCTACTAAGATGTGCAAATCTATATCAGAATATGGCGTCCAATTGTAATTAACCGATGATCCGATAATGACTACATCTTTTATACCAATCGTAATCTTTGCGTCTTTAAGATCCTCTTTGATGAAATCTTGAGCAATTTGAAGAAGATCTTTTCGAATCTCCGGTTTCATCACATAGTTTTCACCGTCTTTATTCCAGATATCAAGACAGAGTGTGTCGCTGTATAATGGATAATTCATTATTGTTTATCGATGAACGGCTGTAATGCCTTGATCGTTTCAGCAGCATTCTTATGAAATATAGCAATTCTATGTTTTGGTTCGCTATCCCAAGCATTGATATTTTTCTGAGTGTCGTCAATTAGAACATTAGTAATATATTGTCCTTCTTCTGGAGTTCCATTATCAAGAATGTAGTTCGGTTTATCTACTCCTTTAGTTGCAATTATTACGCGAACATGTGGACCAAAATGTCTATGAATCCATTCAGTTTTTTGCTGTGCTAATTTAGAACCTTGACCGGCACTCAATACAACTGGAACGGGATCTTTGAAGTTGTCAGTAATAAACTTCCATAGTATCGATGCATCTGGCATTGGATCAAGTGAACTCCAGAAATCCGCTTTTCTTCCGATAAGTTTCCAAAAATTCTTTTGAGCGATCTTTCGATCACCACCAAATTTGTCCACATAATTGTCTACAGTATAACCTCCGGAAAGCTCCTTGAATCCTTTGTCCATGTCCACGAGGACTCCATCCATATCACAATAGATTTGAACTTTTAATGGCGTGTCTTTCGGATCTTCTGTAGAGGTAATTTCCGAAAGTATATCTCGTAATAGAATCTGCATATGCTTATAAATATAACTGTTTTAATGGTTTCGGGAGTTTTCCCAAACAATGTCAACAGAATATCCATTAGATCGTAATTGTCTATATTTTTCTTCGTCCTTGTCCCATATTTCTTGCGCCGTCAAGTGGACTAATTTGTTATAGTAATCTGGACCGTAAATTTTTGGATTGCAATGCCAATAATCTCCGTTGCACTCAACGATGTGTTTTTTAGAAGGAATATAGATATCAACCGATCTTTCTACGTCGCTAAGATATTCTTCTAAGAGTGCATCTGGATTGTCTTTTAAAATTCTCTCATAGGTAATTTTTTGAAATTTTGAGACTCTGTGGCCACCTGATTTTGATTGTGGTAAATCGAAAGAACAATAAACTCCATATCTATCTTTTATAGTTTTTAGTTGTCTATCAGTGTTATTATATTTTTTATTTCCGTATCTTTTCAATTTTGTTTCTGATACTTTGGCTTGACACTCTGATTTTCTCCAATGGTTATTTCCTGATAATCCCCACTCCCTGCGCTTATTTCGGTTCTCTAATGAAATAACTGAACAATGATTTGAACAATATTGTCTTGGGTTTTCTCTTCCACTATCAGCTTTTTTACGTCGTACAAATGGTTTTCCACAATTTAAACAATTAACCGTTTCTCTGACACTCTTTGAGATAAAGGTTCTTTTACATGATACTGAACAAAATCTCTGATTGCGGTTTTTCCATATTACTAAAAAATATTTATTACATTCTTCACATTTTTTGACTATGGTGTCTGGATGGCCAAGATTTATAGTCAATCTATTCGGATGACATTTCGGACATAATGGTGTGTGGCCATTATCGAGAGTACCAGAAAATTCAAAATCACAAGAAATACATTTAAATTTATATTCAACATTTTTAGTTCCGGTGTAATTTTCGAAATTGAATGCTGGAATAACTCCTCCCATAGTTAAACGTTTCATGACTCTTAAATAATGTTTATATCGAAATGATTCTGTGTTTTTCATGTGTATTATTAAAATCCTACTAGATAAATAGTAAGTAGAAATATCAAACACATAAATAAGAGCAAAAAAAAATCCGTCCCAGAAGGGACGGACTTTCAGAGGAGAGTTTAGATTATACTCCGGTCCCAAACTGGGCACCCGTAGGGGTTATATTGAAGTCTAATATTATAAATTCAGCTGTCTTCGTGGGCTGCAACCAAATTTGACCGTACATGATATTCTGATCGATCTTATCTGGTGTGTTATTAGATGAATCCATAACTACCTTAAAGGCATAAAGACCACTACGTTGTTGAACTCCTTCAAGGTATGGATTTGCCATATTTGTGAATTTCAACCATGTAGTCGAAACAGACTGTTCGAATACCAAGTAACGAGATGAAGAAGCAATGAACTTCTTAAGAGCAATCAATAGACGGCGAACGTTGATTCGGTCAAGTGCTGATGGCTTCTGTTGAAGTGTCTTGTTTCCCCATGCAACGATCCCTTGTCCGGGGAAGGCAGCGATTGGATTGACTTTATTTTCATAAAGACTATCACGATCACGGTGAGTGAGACGGTCTATAACTTGCTTTGCAGCTGGGAGACCACCACGATTTAGACCAGCTGGAGCAAACCATTCAGCGGCTACAGCATCGTTCGCTGCATAAACCGACATCATTGGAACAGACGGTGGAACAGGAATGATCTTATTGGTATTCGAGTCCAAAATCTTTATCCAAGGATAATAGGTCGCGGCATAATTAGTATCGAAATCGGAAGCGAGTTCGATTACGTTATTAATAGAAGCGTCACCAGCTACTTGATTTGGAGCGATGTCCATGATGTAGAAAGCGTCACCACGGGTTTCGCAAACATTGACTGCAAGAGTTGCGACATATGGATGATATTGATAGTTGATTCCGGGAATAACGATTAAGTTGAAATCCCACTCATCAGCATTTCCGAGAGCGGCCAAGGCTTGTTTGTAAGCATAAGTTCCGAAACTCTTATTAGTCGAACAGTCTAGACCCTGTTGATTGGTTGGAATAATGTCGTTTCCAACCAAGATCGGAATAGAAGGACTCTGGCCATCAAAACCGGCTTGGAAACCGAGGACGAAACGACGCATATCACGATTAACTGATTCGTTCGTAGGAACGTAATCTGGAGTAACTCCAATGTTTTGGAGACTGAATCCAGCACCTTTGGTGGCGGCACCAATTGGAATTGGATTGAAATACTCAAAATTATCACGTTCAGGACCAACTTCGGTTCCGTTTGGATAGAGTGCAGCTAATTCATCATCAGAATTCGCTGGAGCCGGATTAAATGCGATTCCGGAAGCATAACGTCCGGGACTTTCCGACCAGATCGACGCGCTAGTGTATTGGATGCTAGGTAACTTTCCAAGGCGAGCATAATCTCCACCTACTGGTGTTGAATATGGCCCGAAACCAAATGGAATTGAATTATCTGGATATGGCGAAGATGCCATCTCAATACGAATTAGTTTACTTACGTTGGCATAGGTTCCATATTCTGTGATTTTACCATTGAAATCGATATAACTGTACGTGTCACCGATTTTCCGAGCAACGAAATTGGCGCTGTTTGGATCAAGCGACAAGTTAGGATAGCTTTCAAGAATGTTGGTACGTTGATCCGTATCATAGAAGTTTCTAACGGTTAAGTCAAACGCACCGAAGTCTGAATTTGGAATTGATCCCGGAGATTTGACATTGGAGATTTCAATCTTGTATGTCGTATTCATATTCGTACCATCAGAAAGAGTATGAACAGCAAACAGATCATATTCAGCAGCAGTTTGTGGACCAGATCCACTATATGGAGAAATCTGTTGTGAACGAATAAATGGAGTTACTGCTTCACGTAAATCATAAGCAGACGTTCCAACATCAGGTGTAATACCATCAGCAAATGTCAATGCATCATCACGAACAGAAACTTGTATTTTCCAGCTTCCTGATGCAAGCATTTCGTTTACAATTTTCTGCGCCAAGTTATCGAAGTGAACATAGGTATATGCTGCTTCAACTTTTTGACCAGTAGCAACGGCAACATAACCAGCTTCTGGATTAGTTCCAAAGACCGCCGTAATATACGATGGATTGGAAGGATCGACTGAGAAAGTATATGTTCCATAAGAACTTGAAATATACTGACCAAGTGCTACGTCGAAATAGGTTTCATTTAATGCGAGCTGATAAACAGAACTCAATGCTTCGTTTGTTGGAGTTAGAATAGATCCACTGAATCCATATAGTTCCTGACCACGATCAAGAGCGGTGTTAGCCAATACAGCTAGAACCACTTCATCACGAGTACCAGAACCGGTTACTCCACCACAATCATCTTCAGATGAAGCCGTGCCGGGTGTCCAACTTGCAGCATTAAGAACACCATATGCTCCAACAATGTTTCCATTGAATTGAGCTTCTTGTTTGCACGGGCTTACATTTACAATAACAAAACTAGAAGAAACAACCGTTGTTGGGAAGTTTGGATCAATCGGTAAAGTTTGATTATAAAGAATACCGTTGAAAACACCAGATTGTAATACGCTTGCAGAATACACCGGAGTTATGACCGATCCACTAATTTGTCCTACCACCAATGTATCACCAGCATATTCACCCGTTGTGAATTTAGCGCTCAATGTACCTTGGATACTAAAATTACCGAGTCCATCTGTAGTAATGACCGTACCAAGCGTTGAACCAGAGAATGAACCTGATTCAACAAATCGATCATATTGGCCGGGGAAGGCCGAAATGACTAATGCACCTTTTTGCGTATACCCAGCAAGCCCACCTACACGACAGATTGTTACCTGACCCTGTTGAGCGAGATATTGTTGTGCAGTATATGGACCATAAAGAACTCCGTCTGGATCACCAAAGATGCTACTCAGGTCATTTGCGTTTGTGATAACGGTAGGATAAAATCCCGGACCTTTTGGAAAAGGAGCCACAACAACACCGCCGATTTGAGCTACTCCCTGTGCCAAAAAGGATTGGTCGTTTTCTCTCGTGAATACACCGGGCGAAACAATTCGCTCGTCGGGTGTGTAATTGCCATTTTTTGTCAGTGCCATATGTGTTTTCTCCTATAAAATTGAAGAGATGAAAAGTCTATGTATAAATATTGTTCAAAAGATCAAAACCACTAAAATGTAAGAAAAAGTCGATCAAGATTTTTTTCTTGAAGTAAATACTCCAGTTGATTGATCGTATGTTCCTTCTCCGTACTTAGCAACTATCTTGTCAAGAAAAGCTTTTTCTTGACTTTGAAGAAGTTCAAATTCCTTCTGTAATTGTTTTTCGTGCTTCTCTAAATCTAATTTCTGAAGATATAGATTTCCAAATGTTACCGTTGCACGGTCAAATCCATCTCGAATACTTTTAATTTCTCCCTGTTCATCAACAGTGAACTTAGTTGGTGTCAACGTTGTAGGAAGTGTTTCTTTTATCGTAGATTGTTCCATAATACCATATATATAGAACTGAGAAAGACAAAAACACTATTATTAGACACGTTTGTCTAAATAATAATAAATTTAAATAGGAATCTCTTGCCAATCAAACGAACCGAGCAATACGGCGTTTGACGAAGATATTGATGAATAAATTGCGGCATATGCTCCGGGAGGAAGAATGAGGGTTCCTTTTAATTCCGCAAATCCCATAGGAGCCTGAGTTGAAACTGTAATCGACCCTGTATCAATTTTTCCAAATACTTTGGTAAGAACCGGAGTGTTAGGAAATGTGCAACTAGTTGAACCGATTACTTGACCCACAGGACCGTTGACAAAACTGTTTCTAATGGTAGACGCAACGCTGTTTGTGATAGGGGCCGTAGCATTATATCCAACCATAAGTCCTATCACAGCCGCACTACCGGTGAAAGAAGCCGATGGAAAAGAGTATCCTATATTTTGAAGCACTGCGTTAATAGTTGATCCCGGAGGATTTGAAATCGCTAATCCAGAGTATGAGGAAGTTAATCCCCCTGTTACCTGCGTTGGTACTGAGTTACAAGTAAAAAACGAAGCTTTTCTGTATACGGATTCGTAGTAATTAGGAGATTGGACAGAACCAATTCCTTCTCCTAATCCACCTGCTCTTCCCACAATGGTAGAACCGGGGGGAAGAGAATTTACAATTGCGTTTGTGCCAACTTGATTCTGAATGATCATTGTATAATATTATACTGGGATTTCGAACCAATCAAATGAACCGAAGAAACCCGCTGTATTAGCAACAGTTGAAGTATAAAATGCAGCGTATGCTCCGGGAGGAAGAACGATAGATCCTTTAAGATCGACGAGTGCAGGAGCAACTTGTGTCATCGTTGAGATGGCACCAGTATCAACCTTACCCAATACTTTTGCCAAAAACGGAGCAGTTGGAAATGTAGCCGATACGGACGCAACGACCTGACCAATCGAACCGACACCCCAGAAATTACTGTGAACAACACCGGCAGTAGTATTGGTAATCTGAGTACCGGCATTGAATCCGACCATAATACCAACAACAACGTCAGCAGCAGGAGCTACAGGAAAAGCATATCCAGCCATTGTCAATACAGCATTTACCGATGAACCTACTGGATTTGCAATTGCAAGTCCTGTATAGGTAGCAGCTAAACCTACAGTAGTAACAGCACCGGCTTGGTTGGCAGCATTAAAAGAAAGTCGGCGGTATGCCGCTTCGTAATAATCGGGACTCAACTTGGAAAAGATGTAGTCACCGAGTTGACCTGCACGTCCGGGTACTTGTGTACCAGCAGTTAAAGACGTTGCAGCAGCGATTGGACCGACTTGATTTTGTACTAGCATAGTAAAAGTTATTTAGGTTCTGGTTATAAGTATTAGTTAAGTCTTAAAAAATGATGGATCATTTCGAAAAACTTCAGGAGCGTCATTGTAATAAGAGTCCCCATGTTGAAGCTGCCAAGGTAAATCTGCATAGTATTGATTGCTTATTTTAAGTTCAATTAATATTTGATTTAAAATTTCTATTGCCGACTGACCTTCTAACTGTGTAATGTCACTTACCGGTGCAACCGGTAGATTTAGAAAGCTTGATGCGGCAGGGACTCCCGATAATATGATATTACCAAACTGATCTAACGATAAACGACGAACTGCTTGTACCGGATATTGTGGACCGGCAACTGATGCCCCACCTATGCCCGATCCAGATATATAACTAACACCTCCAATTGTAACTGGGTTTATATTACCCGGAAGACCGCCTAGTGTAGCCGATCCACCTATAGCAACCGATCCACTCACACCCGTACTTATAATCGAAGAGCCTGACCATTGAGCAACGTTAATAGTTGAATTAGCGGCCATACTTGGAGATGCCAACATTGGACTTGCTGGTTGGAGTCGTAAAAATGCAGTTGCTTGTGTTATTCCAGATGTCCACGCCGTTTGCGTTGCTCTAAACCATCTACCTACACATGGAATTGAAAACATTCCGTTCGTAGTTGAAGATATAACAGCAGCAGTAGGAACGTTTGTATTCCAACCGGAAACCGAAAACCAATTAGCACCATCATTAGAAACCTGAAAAGTTATTGTTCCCGCCCACGTTCCGTAGAGTTGAAGCGCCACACTTTCATAACCAGCAGTATCCAATGTAAATAATGGATGTGGGCACCCCGCCGAAGCAGCTGCGCCAACTCCTGTCGCCATTTTATTCGCGGGAGCATCACTAAGTATTAATCCTCCTTGACCATCTGTATTTAAATTTTGAACAGCGACAGATAAATTAACTCCACTTGATTGATCTAATGCAATCGCCAAACGGTTGGCAGCATCTGCACCATCGGACATGGTTCTTCCGATTATACTGAAAGCTATAGATCCTGTCTGTAACGAATATACATTATATCTGATATATTTGGTTGAAGCTCTGATAATGTACTGGCCTTCCTCTGTTATAGTATCCGATATAATAAAATCATCAATGGATGTCATGAACAGTTCATTCCAAGACCCAGTAGATTGGTCGTTCGATCCTTCTAACATTACTGTTCCATTCCAAAGAGAAGAACTATCGGAATCAACCTGAATAATTATAGATTGATATCCTGTGGTATCGATTGCTGTTCCCGACCCCTTAACAGATACCGATCCGGTAAATAAATAAGTTGCGTCATTTGTACCCGGAGTATCAACATAGATCTGCAATGCGTCTGACCCATTCATTGCAGTTGTATCAGTTGCGAGGGTTAATACGCTTCCGACTAAACTTCCGGTCATAGAAGGATTCGCAAAATTATAAATAATAGATCCACTTGTTACATTAGTAACTATGAGAAGTTGGTCAAGAGTTAATGATACACCAGAAAAAATAATCGTTTTTGCCGATGGATTAAAAGTATAACTTCCTATGTCATGTCCTATTAGTTTTTTCACAGTATATTTTTATTGGTATTGGTTATAAATATGGGACGATCTACATTTTTAAGCCATTGCTACTTGAAATGCCAAAATCGTGTAAATATTCCAAGGTGCAGCTGTTAAAAATGAAGCTGTGTCTGCCGTTGAAGAGTATGATGCAGAGACTGATTGAGATGCCCACGATGATGATGGAAGCTGAGCTGAAGACGATACAATGTTAGTTCCAAAAAGAATTTGATCAGAGCTTGACACCGTTCCACTTGGAAGGATAGTTGGAGCATATGACGCTGACTGTACATACGACGCAGTAGATATTGTTGTCGGTTGATTTTGTATAAAATTGAAATCAACTTGAGTCGAACTAGATACGACTCCGGAAGGCAATTGAGCTGAACTGCTATAGATTTCTGATAACTGAAGATCAGTTAATATCTGTGCTGAACTTGAAACTATATCTGTCCCTTGTAAAATTTGAATAGACGACGATACGGTTCCATCTGGTAATTGTGCTGACGAAGAATAAATATTTGATCCCTGAAATACCTGTAACGAGCTTGACACCGTTCCATCTGGAAACTGAGCAGACGAAGAAAAAATATTCGTTTCAATTATAGATAAAAGAGTAGTTGATTGAGAGACGTATGATGCCGTCTGAGCATTAGAAGCTGATAATGCATATGAATTTGATATTTCATATGATGCTGTCAATGCATATGATGCCGTTTCTGCATATAAGGAATATGAAGAACTGATAGATTGGGACGCATAAGATGCTGTGGGTAACTGATCAGAACTTGAAACCAATCCATCGGGCAATTGAGCGGAGCTTGAATATACATTAGATTCTTGAAGATTGATTATTGTTTGTGCTGAACCGGATATAATGTTGCTATTGAATAATACCTGATCAGAACTAGAAACAATGCCAGAAGGTAATTGATCGGAACTAGAGAAAATTCCATAATCTTGAATATCCGTTATGATCTGAGCTGACGAAGATACAATTTGAGTATCAAGTAATACCTGATCTGACGAAGACACTAATCCACCGGGAAGCTGTGCAGACGAAGAAAATATTCCTAACCCTTGAATGTCTGTTATAATCTGGTTCGAACTTGATACGATTTCACTTGGAAGCTGGTTAGATGACGATATTACACCATCAGGAAGAGTTATATTGACTGCATATGATGAAGTGAAAGAATAGGAAGCAGTTTCAGAATAAGAAGATGACACCGATACCGAAGAAGACTCTATTTCCGTTGGTTGGTTTTGAATCTGATTATAATCTACTTGAGTGGATGAACTTACAACGGTGGGTTTGTTTAGAAGACCTTCCCATGATTGAGATGCTACACTCGGATAGTATGAAGCCGAATCAACATAAGAAGCCGTAACAGAATAACTTGAAGTTATTTCGAGACCACCAGAAGTTAATGCATCTCCAATAAAAAGTGTATGAGTATCGGTAGTTACAATCAATTCACCTACATCTGGAACGATATTGTGTCGATTTGAATCTAAACCTCTCTTTATTTGGATCTTACTCATTGTATCTTTATAAATATGTACGTGTAAGAATTAAAACGTTCCGGCATTTAATATAATCGGTTCATAATAACTCGCCGTCATAGTGTAGCTTGCTGTTTCATCTGAAAGAGCACCACTAGCAACGAGTACAAAAGCACCAGTAGGAATAGTGGTTATATTAAGACTGTAACCGGCTGATACGGCGTAATCTGAAGTCTGTGCATCCAACGTATAACTGGCAGTAATAGGTGCAAACATGGGCAATTAGAACGTACCTCCATCGGCAACAACGTCTTCTGCATAACTGGCCGTTAATGCATAGCTTGCGGTTTCATCAGAAAGAACTCCACTTGCAGTAACAACGAAACTACCGGTATGAAATGTTGCATAACTAGCAGTTATAGCAAAGTCTGAAATCTTTGCATCTAGTGCATAACTAGATGTTATTCCAGCAAATACTGCTTGAGAACATTCCGTTACTTCTATATTTGAAGGTCGTATTGTTCTACTCCTATTTTTGTATGGGATAGGATCAATTATGTCGATGTCTGGAACAGTGTCCTTTCCCAGTTTTGTTGTCTTTGATACTTTTTTCTGATTGTTGATATTTTTTATAGAGTCTCCGGTCAGTTCAACATCAAATACAATTTTTCTTTGAGTGAATGCTTTTTGTACAACGCTTTTGTAATTTTCATATATGTCAGGCAAAAGATATGCGTAAGTCATCATACTAAACGTGGTTTTTACAACGCGGTCTTGATCTGCGCTTATCTCTACTTGGTGGTTAAAATCTGGAATGCTTGTACGAAATTTAAATCGTTTCATATCTCCCCAATAATCTTCACTGGAGAAATTTATTTTTTCTATAACAGAGTTCCCTTGTGTAGTGAGTTCCGTCCAGATTATGAAATCATAATTTATAATAACATGGTCCGGTAATGCCACAGAATACACCTCTTGTAGAGGTTCAAATCCACTCATGAGAGAAAACTTATCGTATTGATTTTTCTCAGAAAATCTTTTGACTGCTGGATATTGTAGATAACGATTGAGAGTTGTTAAATTGTCATTGCGCTGAGTTGTAGTTCTACGGAACGCAATGACAGGACACTGTACTTTTCCCTGTTTATCTCGAATATAACCGTCTTTCTTGATCGATTTCCACCGCTCTTGAGATGAAAAAATGACAGGAACTTTGATTGTCCTTCCCTCGGTAACAACTGAAGGATTGATAACCGTATCCAAATAATTGAATATTGTATTGTCAATATCCGCCAGTGTAACAGAGAAATTTTTTACTTCATCTTTATCTCTTCTTACTTGTTCGGCACGATTGTTAGTTCGAATCATATCGGACATTTCCGGTCCATGACTTATTGGATTCGGTTCTTGATTAACTGATTTGTCTGGTCCACGCCATGCCATATTATTTAAATATCAACATCATCATTAATTCCAGACGATTCCATTGCATCATCGAATAACCCGGAGTCAATTTGATGCGTTCTAAGCGATTGACGAAGATCGTTCGCAGCACGGACATTATATGATCCTTCTCGTTTAAGTTCATCTACAAAATCTGAAATCATGCTAATAACGATTCCATTATCTCTTTTCTGCTGATCGTTCAATCCATCTAATCTGCGGTTGAATTCTTCGGATACTCGGCTCCATTCTTCCTTAAGCTCTTCCACGACTTCACGAATGAGTTGTTTTAATTCTGATTTTTTCATATGTTTTAGTGTTCCAATAAATATATCCCAAGAACGTCTGGACGACTTGCCGCATCGTCACCATCTCCTGATACAACAATTACATTAAATGTCTTCTTCTTCTCAACTGGTGATTTCATTAGTTCATCATATGAGAGTATGGTATCATATTCTATATGGTATTTGTCACTGACTCTCTTTCTTAACTCATCAAAAGATTCTTTTGAGTTGAATTGAATCTTTTCATTTTCATCTTTCTTAGGTCTTCCATTCTTTGCCATGTGAACAAGGTCTTTGAACATAATCAATGGAACAACTATAGCCTGCTTGGACGTATCAAAATCTATTTTATTCTCTTGATCTGGAGTTGCTCCATGTGAAAATGTAGTCATTAAATTAGGTGGGTTATCTCCCATGGCATAGGCCATCTTAGTATATGCAATAAATTCTACTTCCGGGAACTTATTGGCTACTTTACGGGCAATATCTAAATAATCGGGACTGAAGAAATCTCCGGAGTCATGCCATCTAACTATAAGAGTTTTTCCCTGTTTAGAAAGCTTTTTTGTTTGGGCAGTTATTTCTTCAGACAGCTTAAACACAAACCCGTCGGGATCGTTCAATACAAAATTAAGCATACGAGTCTGATTCAACTGGCTTCGTTGGAACATTATATAGCTCCCTCCTTTGGCGTAACAATTTATTTTACATGATCCCGCACCCGGACAAGTGTTAACAATTACGAACTCGCTCGTTTTTTCATTTACCCCCAGACCTAATAAAGCCGGGAGACCTATTTCCAACTGTAACTTCTTTCCTCCACCGGTAAGTTCAGATTTAGCATTCTGCTTCAGAATGTGATCGGGTCTTGTTGTTATGTCTTTTTTCAATGCTTCTAAATCATATGTATTTCCATTTTCGTCGGTAATAGGAATATTCGATGCATGGATAAATGGAAACTTATATTTGTCAGTTGGAACCGTCTGTTTATTCTTTACTCTACCTAAATATGAATGTAGATCGTCTGGGGATATAGGAGTATTCTTAGATCCAAGTAAATCGGATTCATTTACACCCATCAGAAAATCCTCAAGTGATATGATACATTTAGAAGGTAGTCCGTCAGGAAGCGATGTCGTTCCTTCGACTATTTCTTTAACCAAATATTTTAGTTTAATTATACTCATGAATTTCGCTCCACAACGTTTAGAGAAGTAATACGAGTGTAGTGAGAATTGCAAATAACTGAATGACTCTTCTCAGCAATACCTCCCAGTAACTGTTCTTGAACTACATTATCTATTTCATAATAACGGTCATTCCAGAATACGATGTCTCCGATTTCTGGATAGAAGTTGAGCATTCTACACATTTTTTCACGGAATTTAAATATATGGGTCTGGCTACGAGATGGTCCAAAGTCATCATACTCAGCTGTCATTTCTGGACGATCTGTAAGAGACGATATTTCTATTCCCGGTAGATACCACTTACCTGTTTTATCCGAAGTTTCTCCGTAGATGTTGGTCTCGGTTTCAATGGGAGATATTTTGAAGACCAACACAAGATCCTCAATAATGTCTCCCATAAGTTCACCGTTCACCGAATTAACGAAATTCAAATCCCGCTGTGAAAAATATCGTCCTTTTAACCCCATATAAGTGCCTTCATTTCGTTTTCTGTTATTGGTGCTTCTTCTCGAATTCTAATAATTTTCATTCCCTTTTCTTTAGCAATGGTATTTTTTAATTCATCAACTTTCATGTTCTTTTTTTGAAATCCATACTTACAATCTTTGTCTTCTTTTGGATGCCAAAACGATCCATCAAATTCAAATAATATATTTTGTTCTGGAAGATACGCATCGAAATAACGACCACAGAGTGGATATTGTGGTATAAAAAATACATCCATGCTTTTCAGCATATGGTAGTATCTTCGTTCAAGACCGGTAAACTTGGTGCGTGGATGCAACGACTTCTTTATGCCTAAAAAGCTAAGCCGTTTCTTTTCTGTTGGAGACAATAAATTAGCTAGAAGTGATTCCATGTTATCCGATATAGATTCCAAGCATTGTCATTTTAAGAGAATCTTGTATTTGCTGTGATTGTGCCGATATCATATCCATCTGAGCCTTACGGCCTGTTGCCGTTAAGTTCTCTCTAAGTTGTGTAATAAGATCTGTTTTTTCTTGTTGAGCTTCTTGTCTTAATTCTCCACCATCCATAGTAACTTCTGCTCCGGGAATTGGAATAGTTTGATATTTTTGACGAATGGCTCCAAGTAACTCTTTACATAGCGCCAGAAAGTATTTTCGTATCCATTGTTGGCCAACAGAATTTATCTTTGAATATGGAATTAAGTTATATGGTACATTACTATAATCTCCAATTTCACTATAACTAGATGAACCAGATACTTGATAATAGGAACCTGAACTATATATCTGAGCGTCCCGCTCATAATTCAAGAGATATTCAAAATACAATTTCATATGAACAGTCGGAATCGGGAATATCTTTAATTTATTATTGACTAACTCAAAACTATATGCAGATTTTCTAACCATGTCATTGAATTCAATAGCCTGCATTCTCAATAGATCTTCAAAAATAGGAGTCATTAAGAATTGAGTCGCAGGAGAATATCCGGCGAATCCCATTTCATTTAGAACATTACTGTAACTCATTCCAGTCATAGAGAATGGATCGTAAATACGAGCAGCCGCAGGAACCATTTCATGAAATATTCTTCTAATTTCTATTCTTGACCCACTTTCGACGGTGTTTCCCCACAAAGCTTGTAAATCATATGATTGTGTATTTGGATGAATATGAATATGTCCTTTTTTCCAATCGACAAACCCTCCTACTCCAAACTCCGTTCCATAGGCTTCACTAAGACGAATCAAATAAGGAAGACCAGACCCCTGTATGTTCTGTTGAGTCACATCAATATCTGTAGATTGTCCTTGTAAAAGACTGATATTATTAATGATGTTAAACTGATTTACTTGAGCTGTATATTCAGTAGTAGCAGCTTCTAAACACGCATAAAAATTGACATCAAGCATTTCTACGTCAACAATCGGATATCCTAACATAAGTGCTGCCCATTGAGCAGCTCGTGGGGCTTGGTATTGAAACGCTAAGTCGCCGTCATAAAAACCAAAGGGGGTTTTTCCACTGCCGGTTGTAATAGCAGACCCAGATCCCGGCCATCTCACGCGGTCACTATCAACTGTATAATTTATACTTGTGTTAGGCATTTATAGTCTCCAATAATTTTACACCAATCTCTCGTTGAGTTTTCTTTTGATTTTGAATCGATTTATGTTGAGACAACGTCGATAAATATTGAGTAAAAGATATTATATCCATTTTAGCTAATTTAATATACATATCGTCCCTTTTAATTTTATTTAATTCAAGAAATTCCTTTGTTTTAAAATAATGCATTCCATACTTTTTAATATTAGAATCCATTTTCTTTTTTGATATAGCAGGACATAATGCTGGATTACTAACTCCATATCTTTCTATTAAAGATTTCTTTATTTTTGACTTGACCGAAGGTGATTGAAATGAATATTCCGTTCCAAATTTTCTTAAACATGTTTGTTTTACTTTATCTTTTATAATATCCAAAGAAGAAATATTTTTAGTTCCAAATAATCTAACTAATGTTTCGTCTCTCTTATCTCTTATTTCTCTAACCATCATATTATGTGGAACACCATACTTTTTAACACATGCTTCTTCACGTCTCACCTTTAATTTTTCAATGTCTCTACATCCTTTTCCAACCGCTATATTGGCCCATGTCTCTCTATGTATAATCCGACTATTTACCCTAGATTCCCATAATAAATCATCTTCTATATTATCGAATGTCCATCTTAGTTTTACCTCAAAATCATTGGGATCTAATTTAAAATCTGATTTAAATACTCCTGATGTAAAATATCTTTTTCCAAGATCTTCTGCTGGAGAAATTCCATCTTTCACATTTTTGTATCTTACTCCATGATACTGCTGTCCATCACTCTTTCTAGTAATAGTATATGTATAAGATAACACTTCCGAGAATCTTTTGCTTCTATGTGAAATTATTTCCTGTATGGACATATCTATAAATATGTCGGTCGAAGCGTTTGCGACCGCTATTATGCACTCACACCTCTATAAAACGACTATTGTGGAGATATAGGGGCAACAGGAGCCGATACAGTACCTTCAGCCGGTTCAACCTTGCCACGTGTAATAATTGTTTCAGGAGCCCCGGTATATTTCGAAGGCTGTTGATTCTTGACTGTTGCCTTGACTTTATACCGGTTTCCTTCTTCTAGGTTAAGATCTCTGGTTGAGAAGTATATTACTTCATTTTCTGTATTATCTTCCAAGAACTTATATAGATGTGTCCACCCATATTGAGACTCCCATGACGTATATTTCTTTAATACTCCGGTGAATGTGATCTTATCGCCTATCTTTCCAATGTAAGATTTGGTTTTTGCCTTTTCTTTAGCAACCGTCTGTTTGTCTCCCCATTCCTTCTCTCGGAGATAAACACCTAGTAAAGAAGCATGATATCCGGCGTTTTTAAATTGAATAGCTTCTGAATTAGAAAGCACTTTCATATTGTGGAAATAGTTTGCCATATCCGGTTTCTTTTCCATCTCGGCGTCCCAATCCTTGGTGTCTTTCCACTCTTCCACTTTCTTGGCTAAAGCTTCTGCTTTTGGCATATTTGATGCAATTTTCTCTCGGTAATCCTTCTTAAAGTCCTCGGGCTGGCGACTGATATTCATCAAATTCATCGCAAAATTTGCTGTTGATACCATTCCTTCATGTTCACGAGCAACCTTACCGGAAGTAAATCTTTCTCCGTTCAAGTAATAAGCTAAACACATGTACTTGAAATATGTTTCGGCATCGTAATATTTCCCCCATCCTCCACCTCCTCCACGTCCATCTCGATCTTCATATTCCATTTCTTCTCCACCTATAAGGCTATTCAACATTCTACTGAGTATTGCTGCCCAAACGAGAATTGACTGTGGATCTTTTCCGGGAAGAAAGTTCTTCAAACATGATCGACCGACCTTCTTGAATTCTTTGGTATCTGTCTTCATCAAAACAAACGTATTCAATCGATCACGTTTGGTATGACAATAATCGCAATCGGTGTTAGACGTTCTGTATTCCGGAGGAAGATCTCTTACACTTGCATTGGGAGATATATTTATAATGTTCCCTGCGGAGCTATGTTCAATACTGGCAATGAATTCATATCCGTCAATAATCGGTGATTTTCCTTCTATTTTAACCGTATAGTATTTTATCATCATGAAGCCATTTGGAAAATCTTCATGAGTAACTTTAACGAACTTTTCGTTCAATATCTTTAATTCAAGAGGAGGAACTCCTATGCGACTGGCCTTCTTATTAAGTTTTTCCAACTGAGTTTTAACATAATCAAGTCCTCTATCATTGAGATTAAAAGTATCGTCAAGGGTTTTTTCGGTCATCTTCTTGTCTACTTCGAGCGATCCACCTTCGTCATCGTTCTCTAAAATGATATTTCGTATGATCTGGATAAGTTTCATACCTATAAATATTATTCTGTAGGGCAAAAGTACAAGGAACTTCAACGATTAATATAAGGATTGGATAGATAGTCTCGTGCAAGCGAGACGTTAAGCCACTCGGGGCGCAAGGTAACTTCTTCTAAAATAGTACACCAGTTAGGCAAAGTAATGTTGTCAGTACGATCTGTTTCTACCTCAACGATAGCCCATGGATCTATAGGAATATTACATTGTGGTTTTGGATCAAATGACATATAACGATCAATCTCAAGATACAGTGTCTGACCACCATCTTGATGTAGTGCATATGCCCGCTGCTTAGTCAATTCTTTTAGTTCACGTGGTTCGGTGATCTTTTTCCAATAATCCTGAGCAGATAATAATACTTCAACCTCATAACGAGCAGTTGGATCTCCCGGAATTGGTCGTTTACAGGTCTGTATGTACATCCATTCACCGTTCCTTCCTCTTCTACGCAAACGTAATTGTTGGTCAGAATCCGGAGATTTAGGTAGATATGTTTGGACGATAGTATATGCAGAGTTTTCGACTTCGGACGGTAACGAATGCAGACAGACAAGAAATTTGCGCTCTCTTTCAATAGGTTCGGGGATTCCTAAAATTGTGGATATTTCACGTAAAAGATTTCCTATTTTGATGTCAAAATCACCAGTATTCTCAATTACACGTAAATGTGGATGACCCAACCAAGCAGCTAAGATTAGATCATCCTTCTCAATTGCTTCAGCCGGTGACTGCCACCGAGCACGGTTGTTTTCCAATGTATAAAACGCTTCTGCGCCTTTAGCAGCGGTATTCAGATGAAATACGGCATCATATCGTGTATCTCTAGCAGTGATTGGTGTAAGACCTTTTTCGGCAATCAAAGATTGCCAAATTACAAGCGGGGTAAAAGCACTTCCATCTACAATACCACGATCAAACACAAGAAGAACATTTTCATTTAAATGTTGAGCAAAAGTTTTGGCAACAGATTCAGCAGTCAATTGAGTGGAGAGAAGTGCTGATTGAAAGGCGATAGATGACTCTTTGAACGGAACTATACCGGACAATATTAATTGGGTAGCAGACTCAGGAACTATAATAACACGCCAACCACGAGGTTCGAAGTAATCTTTTATTTTTGCTTTAGCTGTGGTCTTACCACCACAGGGACCACCTGTAAGAACTATAGAAACTATACGTTTTGTATTAGAACTCATTGGGATAATATGGATGCAGTAATCAAAAACGTCAAGAACAAATTTGGCAGCATTGGTTGATTGGATGATATTTATAGATCTAGATGATCAAATTAAAGTCACTTATATCTAAGCAATTACTATCAGAGGCAGTCGATGTACCTCCTCCAACTATAAGCTTTTTAAACAAGCCTGCGTGGCACGCATACGCCAAACCAGCGTCTGATGCGGCTGGAGCGCAGTATTATCAGGGTAATGTAGATTTTAATGCTGGAGACAGTGACTCAAATATCGTAGATAAGGCATCAAAAGTCATAAAACAATTTGAGAACAATCCGTCGAACGTGCGGGGAGGTTATGATAAGACTAAGAAAAGATGGTTTCCTCACAAAAGTCTTGAAGGTGGAACACCGACAATAGCTTATGGACATAAAATGCTTCCCGGAGAAAATTTTAATGAAGGAATAACTGATTCTGAAGCCGATGATTTACTGCATAAAGATATTCAACTTAAAATAAATAGGATAAAGTCTAAAATAAAGAACTTTGATATATTACCGATGACGGTAAAGATTGCAGTTTTGAATTCATTATTTCGTGGAGATCTCGGTCCTAAGACAGAAATGTTTCTAGCACAACATAAATTTAAAGAAGCCGCAGATGAATATCTGAATAATAGAGAATATAGAAGTACAAATAATCGAGGAATAAAGAAACGCATGGAATGGAATGCAAAAGTATTTAAAAGTGCGTCTTAATATATGAGTGCCAGTTTTAATTTACCAAGTGTTAATATTGGTCCAATAGATGAAAATCCACATGGTGTATTAATGGATACATCGTCATTGCCGCATAATTATTCATACAATTATGGCAACGTTTCCGCGATATGGTCAACAGCATCAATTAACAGTGACGCAATAAATACAGATGAATTTCATGTTCAATTGTTTGAGTATGTAGGTACTGGAAGTGTTATGGTTTTTGAGGTTATGTCTCCCACTAACTCGGATACATTCCAAATGGATGGAACAGCTGCAACAACAATGTCTTGGTCAGGATCAATGATCACGCCATATTCAGGAGGACCGTTGGCGTTTGTTATTCAGACTGTTTATGGACCTGATTTTTTACAAGCAACTTATCTATTAAATAATCTTGTTATATCATTAACCGGAAATTATGTAAAACCATATAGTATGATAAGTGGTATTACAAACGATATAAACCGAGGACCAGTTTATACCAATGTGTGGGGAAGTGTTGTATCTCCAGCATCACAGAGTTTTGATTATAAAGACGTTATTGAATTTACTCTTACACCGGGATACAATATGGCATTTAATGGATGGTTTGTATTTGCTGCTGAAGGTTATCCTGAAAGAAAAATGCGTCAACCAATGTATTGGATGGGTGGTTCTCCTTGGGTAGATCACATTCAGTTAGTTATGGCTTATACTAGCAGTGTATATGTTGTAGCAGAGAAGACTTGACAAACGGAACAAATTATGTGATAGTGAGTCAAACAATAGGAATAATATGAAAAAATTAGTCGTCAAAATATTAACTGTTATGGCCCTTATGGTTGCCTTAAACGGATGTGTTGTTGTTCCTCATGGATACTATGGGCACGAATATAATAGATATCATTGGGCAGAACATGGTCGTCGATAAGTAGAATATGAAAAAAGTAATAACATCGTTGATTGCTTCTACATTACTATTTGTGATGTGTAGTTGTGTCTATATTCCATATCGGGAAGTCATTACACCACCTGTTGCACCCATAGTAGTCGTTCCACAACCTCCTCCGGTTGTAATATATGATCCTTACTATCCGGTTCCTATTTTTTGGTCATGGGAATTTGGTATAGGTTGGAGAGGACATTACGGTCCTCCACACAGGCATAGATAATTTATATCGAACAAAAAAGCCGCACGAAACGTGCGGCTTTTTGTTTATAGTGATAGATTATAATGTACCTACAGTTTATACAAAAAAGAAGGGCGACCTTTCGGTCGCCCAACTTAATGTAACTGTTTAAATCTCGTTGCCGAGAAGGATTTCTTATACCTCGTTCAGATTGCCGATGATGATCTTTCCGTAGAATTCCGGACGGAGCATCTTCTTGGCGTAACGAGTCATGACACCACGCCGTGGCGTGAAGTTCACGGGATCGTATACCAGAGGAGTCTGGATGAGAGGAATATATGGAGCGTACACTGCACCGGTTTCGAGGAAGTTTGTTCCACGGAATCCGACGAGCATTACGTTGTCCGTCATGTATGGGTTCTTGTAAACCGTCCAACGGTTGGAGAGGGCTCCGACCTTTGCGACACCCATTGCAAACTTTGCCATATCACCATCTGTGTTGGTCGTGAAACCGGGGATGGATTCGATGATGGTAGCAACGTCAGGAGATACAACGAGGAAGTTTGCACCACCACGCAGTGTCAACTGGTGAATCTTGTTCGAGACCTTTTGGATCTTGTTGCCGAGAGTTTGGAACCACGTGCTCTTAACATAAGCTGTACGGTTTGTTGCCGTATCAACGAATTTTCCGAGTTGTGGATTAAATTCAGATCCAATACGTGCAGACCAGAATTCAGTTGTTGCCTGTGGGGCATTGACGATCAACATGTCAAGGATTTCGAGGTCGATTTCCATTGAAACGTATTCCGAGAGCAATGCAGTCAATTCCGCTTCTGCGTCGATTGAGTGATATGCGTTCAAGTCTTGTGCCAATTCTGGAGTCCAGACGGCCTTGAGCTTCTTGGTCTTCGCAACGATTGCTTCGCTCTTGAGTTCCAAGTTGATTTCGGGGATACCGATATCAGCATTCAATCCCTGTGGAGGAATTGGAGAACCCTTATCTTCGAAGTCACCACGTGACTGATCGGAAGGCTGAACTTGATATTCAACCGTGACCGTTGGATTGGACAAAGCCGAACCCGAAACGATGAATGTTACTGACTGACCAGCTGTGGTCGTGAATGCTGGATAGAAGTCAACGATACCGGAGCCCGACACCGTGAAGGCGCGAACACCATTGAAATCGAAGCTTGTACCAGTCAAGTCCACAGACAAGTAGAACAGTTGACCTGCGTCTGCGGAACCCGAAAGAGCGTCCACGAAGTTTGCTGCCTGCCATGAAGCGACAGATGTGACAGACGCTGCACCAGCCAACGTCTGATCATTGATAGTATAACCGAAACGACCCTGACCATACAAACCATTAACGGCTGAGTCAGTTGAACCGAGCTTTGTGCCAGTACCACCGAAGAGGGACTGGTTCAAGAAAGCAGGTTTGCCCGCTTGATTTGTTCCATATTTGAAGTCTAGATAGAACACGAGACCTGATGGAAGGTTCATTGGCTGCACGGATACGAACTCCTTAGCAGCAATTTCGGCGAACACACGACGGACGAGTGGGAGTGCCACACCGGCCCATTGTTCGGAATTTGCAGAAGTACCTGTACGGGTAGCTTCGTCGATTAACTGCTTTGCTTGGTTTTCAAGCAAAATGGCCATATGGGATTTTTCCATATCGGTCTTGATGCCTTCAAGCAATCCAGTCTTATCCCATTTATTTACAAGGCCGCGAGTTTGGGCCATGAGCTGGACCATGGGATTCATGGTCTCGCTGAGTAGTTGTTTGATATCTGCTGACATAGTTTATTTTTCTCCTTTTAAGAGTGTTGAATTTGGTTAACTTACTTCTTTTGTGCCACGATGGGGGCACGAATACCGGCCAATTTCTTGAAACGATTTGCCATTTCTGATCCCTCGTTCAATACACTGGCTGTCGGCTTAGTTGATGCAATCGACTTCGATGCCAAACCTTCGGTGATGGTTTTCAGTGCGGCAACCTTCTTGGTAGTTGGTGCTGATGCAGCTTTCTTCCCACCGAAATTAAAGGATTCGGTCAGCGTAGCATAAATGAGCCGAGCTTCACGAACCGACTTCGTAAGATCGAATGACTCAATTACTTTGAGTTTCTGCTCGTTGGTCAAGTTGGCCTGTTTGAACAATTTGTTCGTATACAGCAACTTTGCATTAAGCAGGTTGACTTCATTGATTCGGTCCCGCAGATATTGTACGGTGCTGCGGTATTCTTGTAGTTCCTTCTTCAACGAAATATTTTCTTTCTGGAGCCAAGGTGGAAGTTTCTTTCCGTCTTTCTTCTCTTCCTTGTCTTCGTCCTTATCCTCGTCGTCCTTCTTATCTTCTTTCTTGTCTTCATCATCGGACTCGAATAGTTCAGCAAGATTGACCTCTTGATCATCTGCTGAAGCGGTTGGAGCAACTGGTGCTGATGTACCTCCATTAGCCTCGGCGTCGAGTTCCTTCAAGATTTCATCAAGTGTTTCATCATTGACATCTTCCATTTCGCTCTCTTCGAGCTTCTTGTCAGTGTCTTTAGTCTGATCCTTCTTAGGACCATCAGCTAGTTCTTCACTTGCACCTTGTGGATCTTCTGTTCCACCGGATTTAATATTTGTAATCTTACCGGGACGTTTGCCGGTTTCTCCGGTCTTATAATTAGAATTTGCAGTACGTTCTGCTGGACCTTCTTTTGGTCCACCGGGAGTACCATTTAGAGCAGAACCTTTTGGCTTAATCATTTGCTTACCGGGATCTTCGGTCTTGTGTCCAGAAGTGGTTTTCTTATAATCTGGAGAAGCCTTCTCGGTTTCGGTCAAACGATCCGTCATTTCTGGTGGATTCGGATTTCCTTGACCAAGTAGTTCTTCTTCCATTTCTCTTGCAAAATCTTCACCTTCTTCACCCACTGGAGGAATACCCTCTTCAGCTGGAGCAGGAACTACGTCCTGTTGAGGTGGAACATCGGCTGGAACATCGGTTGGTTCACCAACAGGTGCCTCTGGAACAGCAGGAGCGTCTGCTACAGGAACTTCATCAGTCCCTCCGAGTGGGTTCTCTTCTGGAGCAGGAGCACCTTCAGGTGCAGCTCCGGGTGCGCCGAATTCTTCTGGAGCTTCTTCATCACCTTCGACTTCTTGTTGAAGTCTGGTAGCAAGCATGCTCTGTAATTTTGGTGCGAAATGTTCTTCCAAAGCGGCCTTGGCATTTGCGAGTGCTGTTGCACGAACTGCTTTCGCGTCGGCAATGGCTTGTTTCAATAGATCTGACATAGTTTAAGTCCTTGTTAATTGTGAAACTATTGAAGTTTCAAATGAGGTTTGGAAACATTCGCATTAAAAGATTAATGCATTTTTGTAATAATAAGTAGTTGTGTATTTATGAAAAACGACAGAAATATTACTTTTTCTTATTATTTTATGAAACTTTGATTTTGGATACAGCTGCTGCTACACCCTCATCTAAATCTTTAATTTCAAAATATCTATTCAATATGTGTCCACCATCCTCATACAACGCTTCCATTCTTTGTTGTGTGACATGAGCTTCTTGTGCCAATTTTCCGAATTGATCACTGATCTTACGAAGTTCTAAAATATTTTTCTTTACCGTTGCTGAATCGAAAGAACCCTCGGTTTCAGACAACGTGAATTTTTCGGCGGCTTCTGTAATGTTGGAAAGCGTGTGGGCAATTTCCATTAAATTGTGTTCACGACGAAGATGATTGCCATATTCATTATACCGGCCAATGGCCTCCAATGCGGCTTTCTTTTCTTCCTTCGGCCATTCTTTTTTCTGAGAGCTAAAACCCTCAAGTAAGCTTCTTAATTTTAGAGATTGCATAAGTATAAATAGTTGTCTTAGGTATTTTCTTCTCTTGAAGTCGTATCATCAGTTTCTGGATTTGGTTGCGATGCAGCCATGCCCCTGATGGACACCAACAATTCAGCTACACCGGGAATTGCTTTGTATGGAATCATCTCTTCCGAGAAATTAGAAAAATCTTCTTGATTAGCAATTTTCAATTTCTGTGCCATCTCTGCGGCCAAACTATCAATTGTATTGGTTTTGAATGCATGATCTACTAATTTTTGTAAGAGAAAGAATACTCCGGTTGGAGATACTAGATGCACATAAGATTGTTTCTTTATTTCTTTTTCCGCTTGGTCTTTTTCCGCTTTAGCTTTTTCTAATTCTGCTTTAGAAGCAGCAGCATCAGCTTGAGCTTGTTCGGAATCTTCACCAGCTGGTTCTTCTTCAGCAGGGGTCGAAGGAGCTTCTGATGGAGCTTCTTGAGATGCAGCTGGAGCTTTTTCTTGACCAATATCAGAGGCACCTTTATCAGCATTGGCTGGAGCGGCGGGCGCAGGAACGGGAGCAGAACCATTCGGTCCTTGAGCACCGGTTGTCTGATCGTCCTCTGGTTTCTCTTCGTCTTCCTTTGGTGGAACAGGATTAGCTTCACGAACGATTTTCTTATGCTTCTTACCTTCAGTGATAACAGTTAACCTGCCTTCATTGGCATGACTAGAAATGTCTGCCAAGATTTGCTTTAGAAATAGATTTCCGATTGGTTTGCTCATGTGTATAAATATATCCTACTTTGTTAAACCGCTTTCTTTTAAGACTTCTTTGACAGTATTTCTTATAACCTCTCGAATAGACCTATCATGGGCGAGATTATTAACTAATTCTCCTTCTTGATTATTCAATTTATCTAATTCCAAATCATTCAACGCCGTACCGTCAACAAATTCAGCATAAGATATATAAGCATCCGAAAAATCTGGGTAATCTCTTTGATCTATTCCATCTATCTCTATAGATCTAGAATCTACTTGTTTACCATTAATTATTAATCTTTTGGGACCGTTCATGTCATTCTCAGATAATTTTACCGGGTCTCCGAAAGAATATCATGAATGATACCTTCAATCTTCATATATTTGTCAATGGCTTTTCCTTCTACAATAACGTTCTTCTTACCGTGATTTATACTTTCATTAAGTGACATGAACGCACCACGTGTTGAAGGAGAAGAAACGAGATCAAAGCAAAGTAGTTCAAAGTCATCCTGAACTTCTACCGTACTTTCGTCGATTGGACGAACCGTTCCTAAACCACGACTAGAAATACCAATACGAACGTTTCCTTTTATAAGATCACGAACAATATTACCGTTTGGTGTGCTAAGAACTTCCAATGTTCCGACTACATCACTTCCTTCCCAATGGCATTCGATTATTTTATGAGAAACGTTCTTGAGATTAATAACCGCTTCTTCTGGATGATCTAATTCTCCAGTTGCTCTTTGTTCTTTAATAACTTCCTGATACTTTTCTATTTCACGACGTAATACAGCATCGGGATATACCCGACCGTTGTGATTCTTTTGACCTGATTTCTGTAAAATACCTTTTAGAGTGAATGGTTTGTTTCCATCATTCGTTCTGGCCTCATTAATCATTTGAGGCGTGATATCAAACATAATACAGTCAATTAATAGTTGTCGTGTGTCTTTTGTATTGCTCATGGAGTTCCTACAGTGTTTGGCTTATTAGTGGATACACCCATATTTTGGGGATATTTTATTCCAAGATTTCTACCGGTAGCATTTGGAGCGGTTGGAGCGGTTGGAGGTTCCTCGGCAGGAGTCTCCTTTGTTGGATTGGTATTCGTTGCAGCACCTAAAACTTTAATCTTGAATCCGGTGTTAATATAATAATCCTTCTTATCCTTACCTTTTAGAATAATATAAAATTTCTCACTCTGGTAAGATACATCAACATCTACTACATCTATAGTATAGTCTTTTTCTACTTGACCAACTGCTCCTTTGGAAGCGCGAGCCTGAACTTTCTTGTTTCCTACTTGCTGGGCTACTGAAGTCTTCAGGGTCTTTTTCGCCTGTTCTTCTTCTTTTTCAATAGTTGATTCAAGCGTCTGATAATCCTTCAATACATCATACATTTTAACATTTGCTTGAGCAGCGGCTGGTGCAGCGGGAGAAGTTGCATTAGGAGTTTTTCCGGGAGCGGCTGAACCACCTGATGATGGATTGTTTCCCCAAGAATCTTCATTAATGATTGACTTGTAAATTGTAATTAATTTCATGATTATTGCTTTCCGATACGATTGATCTTCCTAGCTATTTCTTTAAGATATCGATTAATACGAATGAGATCGGGTTTGGTGCTTTTCCAAAGTTGATCATTATCTACACCACATTCGCTTTTCAAACGTCCACAGATATCAACTAAAAAATCTATTTCTCGTAGAATTTTTTTAGCTTCTTTAACACCATAGGAAATTTTAGCGTGATTTTTCATCAAATCACTGTGTTTAAAGTTACTATATCGACTCTCTGCTATTTTTCCTCCGTGGCGAATGACCCCAAGATTTCCATTAGATTCTCCTACCGTAGTATCATCTGCTTCATCTTCACTTCCAACAACTTTTCCACCGGGCATTGAACGTTCAGCAGCTGCTTTCTTACTTTTATGTCCACGGAAAGCAAAAGGAGTTGCATATCCTTGAACGGCACCCGTTGCGGTCATTTCGTCCAATACTTCTTGGACAAGTTCTCTTAAAAGTTGTCTGGCATTATCTTTGGACATTATTTGATTTCCTTCAATTCCTTAATCAGTTCATAAGACAATAGAAGCGCCATAACCTGATTTTCTTTAACTAACGTCCCTCTAGAAATCTTGTCCAGTTGATTTATAGTTTCATCCAATTTTATACGGATAACGTCATTTAATACCTTGGTTTTTAATTCCGTAATCTGCTTGCGAACTTCAGGAATCTCGGTATTCATATATTGACGGAGAGAATTAGTGTTACTGATATTATTAATGTATTCTCGGATAAGTATTTTTTGTTTATCATCTAATCCAGCATACTTTTCGTTAAACGAATCGACCAATAATTTATATGCAAGTAATCTAACATCTTCATTCTGTTGTTGATATACCTTGATTAAATTTTGTTTCTCTTCCTCAGTAATAAGACGTGTGGGTGTTTTACTAACAACCATACTCTCAACAATACAACTCTTGGCCTTAAAAAGTTCTCTTGGATCACATTCGACAGAATGAACCGCTTCTTCAAAAATTTTATAAATTGAAGCTAATAGTTTATAGTTTGAAATACTTCCTTTCAAGAAGTCCTCAATTGGATAACTATTTTTGATCTCTTTTATAAGATCGTATTTCTGTTGACTTAAAGAAGCTTCATTCAGTTTTTGTCTAGCTTTGATAATACTTTCAAGCAAACGGTCAGCTGAATTCTGATCTTTTACTTTATCTTCAAGTATTATTCTATACATCCTGTTCTCCTTGCCTAACTCGGTGGCTTCGGAGAAAAATGTTCGTAGTATGGTATTCGCTTTAGAATCCTCTGATCCGTTAAGAATATCAGCTGTTACTTGGCGAACGAGTAGCTCGAAGAGGATACCAGCGTTCTTAAATTTGGAATGTTTAAGTTTCTTCATACAGTTGTTACTTATAAATATGTCTTGAAATAGCAAAAACCTTATAATTACAGTGGTTTGTCACTGCTGATAAGATTAGATTCATCAAGTAGAGATTTCTGTTCAATAATCACCGCCTTTTTATTTCTATCATATCGTTTAGAAAGAGTTCGTTTTATACTTCTTAAATCTTCGCTCATTGACATTGCAGATTTACGTGTTTTTCTGTCAAGAGATCTATCTGATTTAGATTTCTCTGAATTAGTCATATCTCCCAATGGATCTTCTCCACGTGTTTTATCGAAAGTATTGGTGTACTTCTCTTTATTTCCGGTTTGATCACGTTTCCTTTCTTTGTCTTCTTCTAACGGAGGAAGTTCTGGACCACCACTCTCTTCACCACCAGCCTCTCCTCCACCGGATTCACTTCCGAGGTCAGGAAGATCAGGTTCCCCGCCCCCACTTTCAGCTCCTCCACCAACATCTGATAATCCATCTTCACCAGATTTTTGTCCACTGATCATAGGATCATTTCCTTCTTCAGAAATCTGTGTTCGTCTCCACATTTCCTTTTTGTCCCGAATAACATCTTGTTCAAGTTCTTCTACATCATCTTCCGAAATATTGAATACCTGATTATATATCCACTTACGACTAAATAGGTCGGATTCCATCATATCTTTGGCAACGTTTACTTTGTCCTGCCAAATCTCAATCTTTTCTTTCTCAAAAATTGTAGATGGGTTACTGAGTTCAAGTTCAAAATCAACAAGTGAAGCATCCTGATAGCCTTGAACATACAGATGGATGATTGCAATTTTGGTCAATTCAGAAGTAAGAATTCTTTGAATTCTACCAATTGTGCGGGAAAACCTAACGTCTTCTGCCGCCAACGTAGATTTACCCGATATTCCCTCTTCATATCCTAAGAACGCTTTAGGAATCTTCAATGCCGCCATCATTTTATTCTTAACGTATTCCAAGTCATCAATACCAGTAAATTCCATGCCGGGAAGAGTATCAATCGATGTTCCACTATCTCCACCACGGACAGGGAGATAGAAATCTTCGATCATATTATTTAAATTGAAACGGAGATTGTAGTCACCTGTCCGTTCATCAATGTACGGAACCTTTTTTACTTGTGCTATAATCTTTTGCATTGCAGCGTCAATATCTGCTGGAGGAATATTACCCACGTCGATCTTGAAAATACGTTTTTCAGGAGCCCGCATGATACGGTGAATTAACATGGCATCTTCCATTAAGCTAAGTTGCTTCCAGACACGTCTGGCTGGTTCCACCATTGACTTTCCATATGGTAGAAAATTGCTGTCTGAAATTAATCTGAAATGGGCAATTTCAAAATTCTCATATTCCATTCCACCACCTAAACCATCATGTTGATATTTTACATAATTGATGTTATTGGGGTCAGAACCTTCGATACGAGTAAGCTCGTAAGGAGAAATCGGTTGTACAAGGAAGACACCGTATTCCGGAGAGATTTCCATACGGAGAAAGAAGTCTCCGTATTTACACATGTTTCTGGTCCATGACCAGAGGTTGAATTCGATGTTGAGGATGTCATAGAATAAGTTCTCCAGTATTTTTTTAATATTTTCATTATTTGACCGAATAGTCAAAACTTTACCAAGTTCGCTAGGAACCAAACATTCGTCTGCATAAATGTCCAATGCAGAAGCTAGAATTGGGTCCATATCCATTACATCATAGTCTCGGAATAATTCCAACCGAGCGCCCTGATATGCCATTGACATATCTCGATTGTGAAGATTGTATGTAGAACTTCGTAGACGATTATATCTATCTCGAAGGCTATTTCTATCAGTTGCATACTGAAGCTCATCAGTATCAATAACCTTCAATTTTTTTCCACCAACGTTTCGAACGATTACATCGGTCGAAAACATCTTTTTCAGTCTACTAAACAGATCTTTTGTTTTAACTTCAGCCATATATGTATGAGTTACTAAATATAAATATGAGTTTCTCTCAATATTCGGTTGTTATTTTCGTGCTGGTGCATTAATTAGCCACCGAAGGTCTTCTTCTCCATAATTGCCCATCTTCATCTTCCATGGATCGTCATAAATCCCGTAAGGATTATGAGCGCCGGGAACTAATAATGGACGCATCTTTTCTTTATCGGTAGCGGTAGCAGAGCTTCCTATTCTGTCAATGATTGCCTTGACCACAACATCCGATTCAGATCTCAATCTCAAAGCAGTATCCCTGATCCAGAGTCCAATCGCCATGGCCATTACAAGATCATCATTATAACCCTTCATTGCTTCAGCTTTACTACTACTGGTGCCGGTTGCGTGCCAAATAAAGACTTTTAGCTCACCGATCAATCTACTGGAGTGGACAATGACTTCTTTGTTCCTAAAATAGCTTTCAAGTTTAGAAATAAGCAGTGGCCTAGACTTACTAGATGTAGTAAACCCCGGAACCAACTTCTTCTCAAGCGAATTTATTTTATTTGTCATCTGTAATTCTGCATCCACATATTGCATATCAGCTGAACTATAAAACAAATTTGGATAACTTTTATCGATTACTTCCTGTAGAACTGCCCATCCCACGTTAGCATTTTCTATAACTAACAAGCCATTATTGTATTCGGTTGCCAATGTCATGAGAAGCCGAGCGAAATCTTTTGTTGGTATTTTTCCCATATACTCTGCAACTTGCTCAAGAGATTCTATATCTATTACTTGAGCAGCAGAAAAGTCAGTAGAATCTCCACGGCCAACGTCAGCAGCTACCATATAACTTCTACCTGCTTGAGCATATTCATAAATCCATAATCCACGATCAATATATCTATTTTCAATAGGATCTCTTACTTGTGTTCCTCCGCGTTCTTTACTCTCATACCATTCCAATATTGGAATTTCAATAACAGTATTACCCGACGTACTGAATACACAATCACATTCTTGTGCTGCACCTTTTGCACCAAGTAATTTTTCTTGGCCGTCTCTCCAAGCCTGTCCACGATCTGGTTCTGGATTTAAATACCAAGGGAGTGTAATTCGATTAAAATTATCTGGTCCAGATCCTTCTTCAGCTTCCAACCACATTTTATGAAAGAAATTCCCTACTCCATTCGGAGTTGAAAGGATAATAGCCTTACCACCAGTAGATAATGCTGATTGAGATGACAACCAGATACCTCCAGCATCTTCTATGAATGCAGCTTCGTCCAGAATTAGAAGTGACAGAGCTGACGATCTACCAGATGTACTGGCAGAAGATACTGCCCTTATCATCGATCCATTTTTCAATTTTAGTGATAGACGATTATCTTCAATAGCAGGAACTTTTAACCATCCCGGTAAGTTGTCGTTTGCAAATCTAACTTTAGTTACAATCGCTTTCGACGTTTCTTGTGTAATAGATAAGGAGAGTATATCTTTGTCACTATGAAAGATCATTAACCAAAGAGAATATGCTGCGACTAATGTTGTAATACCCATTTGCCTCGACTTAAGCACAATATTATTCCGATGCTTCATGAATTCGGAAAGAGTCTTATCTTGAAAAGCATAAGTTGTAAATGGAATGGTTCCTCGCATCGGATGCTGAATCTTCACATATTTTTTCATAAAATAAACGGGATCTTTAACACACTTCGCGTACTCAGATCGGATAACGTCTTTTATGTTTAAAGTAGATGTAGTATTATTGGGTGGCATGACTTAGTTCCTCATAATGGTTGGATAACGGATCTTCACATCCGATAAACACTATATCGGGAATTGGATCTGTTACATATTTTCTAAATTGTTTGGCTGAAATATCAAGAATTTTCCCTTCAACATTCACCCAATCATGATTGACAACATAATCGTCCTTATTATTTTCGTCTTCTTCACTCACATATTCAAATGCAGCGGGTTCATCTAGATGAAAGTTTCCTATTACATGATTAGATCGAACGCCTATCTTTTTAAGTTCTTTTACTAAATCATTTGCCATGAATTCGCACTGGCCGTTTGCAGAAGGATATCGATGACTCACTCGTTCCGCAATAGCTAAAATATACTCATGCTGGGGCAAGTTGTCGGTCAGATTCATTTTTAACTTCTTCTGGTTTCACAGATTTATTCTTTTCCATCTCAGCAATCACCGTCTTTAATTCGGTTTCAACTCTGTTTATTTCTTTAAGGCAATGAATAAAGTCCTTCTGAAGATTTTTTAGTACATCATCACGAGCTTCATTGACCCATTCTTCAGTCGTTCCATTCGAATTCATATATGTGAACGTCTTGTGTTCCGTAACATAATCCTTGGCTTCGGATAATCTTTGTTTTGTATCCATCAACCATGCTAGTTCATTTGATAGAACCCTCTTTTTCTCATAATTTTTGTATTGTCCGGTAATTCTTAACATTGTTTCTTCTTCAGCTAGACAATCAAGACACATACCAGTCTTTGCGTGAATCTTCTCGTCTTGTCGAGAACCCCATCTAATTTCTCTATTACATTTAGAACAGCGTTGATTTGAAAGTTCTCGAACAATGTCGATTACTTTTGTTACGGTCTGTGGGCCGTATTCTTTCTGAATCCACTGTTTTCCTTTTTTATCGATCCACGTTTCTCCCTCTTTTCTAATGATATATTTTTCATCACCGGTATAACCAAATTGAGTTATTGGACGATTTCCTGCAAGATAATCTTTTACGATTTCAATATTTTTCTTCATATATACGAGTCTTGTACTCATATATATAGAGTAAAATCGAAAATCACCACTTATCTACTTATTATAATTCGAAAGATCGATAAAAGACAGTAGATATATCGGATGAACCAGCCGTACTCTTTAACACGAATCCACTTCCACTTGTTTTAGAAAACAGATATGCGGCTCCTATAGAACTTCCGCTTGGATGCATATACGATATTTCTATTATTGTAGAATATAAAGTATATGGATCGGATATTGAAGCTGAACCTCCCACGAAAGATGCAGTTCCTGTTCGTACCGTATTTGCTGAAAAAAACGAAGAAGAGAATCCATTAGAGGTAACTACTATAGAACTTCCGCTTGAATAACTTGCAGTCGTAATAAGATAGCCATCTAATTGAGCTGAACTGGAGTAAATATTTGACCCCTGTAAATAGTTAATAGTTTGTATGGAAGAAGAAACAGTTCCATCTGATATAATTGCTAGATTAGTCCTTCCTTCAACGTCAACATATACTTGTTTTAGTAACGGAGCATAAAGAACATTGTTTTCGAATGTATATGATCCCATTCCGTAACACAGTCTCCCAGAACCATCATATAACTCTGCTTCAATTTCAAATAATTCATTGGGAACCGAGTTCTGAATTGGAACCTTTATTGAAAAACAATCAATTGAATATGCTTTACTTTGATAAGGTTTGATTGAGATATCTGCGAGATACCAAGCACCAACGGAAGGAACCAGTTTAATAGTTCCATATCTTGTATTTGGAACAAAAAAGCTACTACTGTATAATTGATTGGCACCAAATTTAAAGGATGAATCTATTACACCAATTTGAGTTTGATCGGTTCCGTTAACAAAATAAACATTAAGCTTAGAATTAGTTCTATTCTTTGTATCCGCCCTGACAAGCATAGTAAAATTATACAGGCAGTTTCCACACAGTTTCACTGGATTACTGTTGTGAAATTTCCCGCTAAGAATGTTTTCTTGAGATTCTGTAAATTGAGTCAGTGGAGATAAAATAACTGCATTCGGATAAGAAGCACTAGGATATACAGATGAATTTCCAAATGCCTGACTTTCTCCGTACCAATATGAACTTGTGATCATATTTGCACTTATATAATCGCTCGTTCTACTAGATTCAATAGAATCGTCTTTGAAGATAACATAATCAGATTCATTTGTATTGGAAGAAGACAGATATGAACCATTGATCAAAATAGAATTATCTTGCTTGAACGTTATATCGTTACTACTTGTTAACCAAAATCTGCTAAGGTGGCCGGATGAATAAAATACTCCCGGTAGATTCTTATATCCATTGTTAAAATTTGTGGATATTATTGTCTCGTTAGCAGAAACATCCCCTTCTGCTAATAATACTCTTGATTGAGGAACACTCAAACTTTTTCCGAATATTTTGTATGTATCTAGATTACCTCCCATTACTCTAATATTCCTAAATTCAATATTAAGTAATGACTTAGCAGAACCTGTCTCTGTTGTAACTAAGTCGGGAACGCTTTTATAAATTATTTCAAACTCTCCGCTGGTTAGACTAAGAATGTAAAAATTCTTCTTATAATTAACTGATTGTTTTGATGGATCGTTATTAACAATATATCCTTCGATAGAAACTAAATCATTTCTGGCATATTCAGAATTTTGATTTATAGTGGTTATTACATTTGACACCGTACTGAACGGAACGTCCAACAATAAAGTATTTTCATTAATAATCTGTTTTACTGTGGCAATAAAATCCGTATTAAGAGAACCGGCAAATGTTAATGCATTGTTTGCATTATTGGTATAAGTGAAACTTTTTACAGATACGTTTTTTAGTCTAATTTTTTCGCCTTGCATCGAAGATGAAAACGCAGTTCCAGATGTAAGATAAACTTGATATACGGTCGGAGTAAATTGTGCGTCGTAATCTCCACTATAATTATTTTTAGGAGAAATTGCTGTTGAATAGAATGATCCAGATCCAAATACATATGATCCACTCGGGTATCGTGCTGACATGTAAATCTCTGGAACTATATTGATATAGGGTAAGTTAAAAAAACTTACCTGTGTTTCTGTGTTTCTATTAGGATCTATTAAGATATTTCTGGTCCATGTGAGTGGTTGTTGAGTATTGTCTGAATCAAGGCCAGTGGCAGTTATCGTTATGGTTCCAATACCTGTTTTAACTGATGGAGATATGTCTGTGACATAAATCGTCCCTGTTACCGTTTTTCCTCCGTATTTTGAATTATACGGCATTGCGATGTTAGTTGGAAGAGGGTTTCCATTTATATCCTTTACGCTCACGGAAACACCTTCTCCCGCCACCACTCTCGGGGTAGTATTAATCATAAACGAATTCTTTCCACCCCCGAACACGTCTGAAAGTCCGGTTATGTAAAAAAAATCGTTTGAATTTGGATCGTTGTCTAATATCTGCGCCATAGTTCTTATAACTATGGTATAAATATGAATCAAGCAGTATTATCGATCTTAGAGAATCCGTTTTCCTTCCTAATCTCTAATTGTTTATCCACCATGTCACGCATTGCATCTAAGTGGCTTATTACGATAATGAAATCAAAACTACTCTTAAGGTAATCAAACAATGCATGAACCATAGCCATATTATTTGCATCAAGTGCTCCCCAGCCTTCGTCAATAACAAGGAAATTTGGTCTTGGAAGATTGCTTATATTTATTAACGCGACCCGAAGTGCTAATGCACAAATAAATTTTTCCATTCCAGATGACATTTTCAATGGCCATTTACGATCTTCGTACTTTATAAATATATTTACGTTCTTTCCATCAGTCTCGATAGCTACCCCGAATTCAACTATTTGATACAGAATATTGTTTACCTCTTGTTCAATTTGAGGAATAACATCTGAAATGATATGATAAGGAATTCCATCTCGACCAACCGCGTCTAAATAATATTCATATGCGGCATGCTCATGCTCAAGATTCTCTATTTTTTCGGACTGTGATTTCAATAAGGAAATACGGTCAACTAATGATATTTTCCTACCATAGATTTCCATGTATTTAGACGTAACAGTCTTCAACTCATAATTGGTAGTAAACAGCTTCTTTCTTATTTCGTCATTTCCTCGTTCAATTGCATGATTTTTTTCTATCACTTCTTTAGATCTTTCATAGAGTTCAATTTGTTCATCGACTATTTTTAATCTATTCTGATTATTGGAAACCTCGTCTATGTAACTGATAGCTGCCAATTCCATTCTAGATCTCTTGGCGGCGAGTGGATTTCTTTTTTGTGTTATAGAGAGTGAATATTTGTAGTCCAACGATCCTTTCTCCAATTCTTTCATCTTCTCATCTACGTCCTGTATAGAGGCACGTAGAGTCGATACGGATGTCTTATCACTTTTTAACTCTTCACGAGTGGTGATCGCATCCTTTACAAAAACATTGTTCATACAATACGGACAGTTTGGGTCATACTTGTGTTCATCAAGATGAGCCAATTTTTTGAGTTTTTCTTCTATTATAATACGATAACGATCCATTTCTCTAGAAAGTTTACTATATTGTTCACCTAGCTTGACGTATATTTCGTGTTTTTTCAAAAGTTCTGGAATGTCATAAGATGTTAGCTCTTTATCATATGATTCTATCAAAACACTAATTGATGATATTTCTTTTTCCGCTATTTGCTGCCTATCTTTATACAATTGAATTTTTTCTTGTATACTTTTCTTTTGTTGTATAAGCGGTCCAAGATCCTCAGGAACGTTTTCGAGTTTAACAACTAATGAATTATTATGAACGATAAATTGTTCCAATTCTTTCACTCCGTTGGATAACTTCTCTTTTTCTTCGTTTAACCAAACGAGTTTCTCTTCTAGTACCGGAATCTCTGCCGTCATATCTATAATCTTCTTGGCATTGTCTTCCTTATTGAACACCTTAATCGCCCCGGCAGTTTCCTTGACTTTATCACTTGCTTCCTTTACCAATCGATCAAATAGTGTCAATCCAATAAACTTAGCCAGTAATTCCTTTAATTCTGTCTGACCTTCATCGATGATTGAGCCCTGATTTCCTTGAATGGCGAGGGATGTTAAAATGAAATCGTCGTATGAACCAAGATAATTACGAATGACTTCATTGGTACTTCGACGTTCCTCCTCGTTCAGAGATACTTGTTTATCTCCATCTAGTTTATAGAACTTTACATTCACTTTTACGTTATTCTTCTTATCTTTAATTCCGTCTCTCTCAATGACGTACTTGACACTATTAATTTCAAACGTAAATTTTCCCGAGAACGATGATTTTTGAGTGTTGATCACGTGTGCTGCTTTGAATGCCCGAGCGGACTTATCGAAAATGATAAAGCAGAGTGCATCCATCAACGAAGATTTGCCCGATGCGTTCGCGGCGAATAGACCATATACGTCACTTAATTTGGTAAAATCAACTATGTTACTCTCACCATATGAAAACATATTCGAGAACTCAAACCTAATGGGTTTCCAGCGGATATTTCTGCTATTATCATCTTTACCCACACTCTCGTTTGTAGTTTTACTGATCTTATAGACTTCCTCTAATGTATCGTTATCCATCATAGGATATTTCTTTTTCAGAAATTCCTCGATAAGTTTGTTTTGATATTCTACATCACTAATAGAATTTAAACTATTTACTTTTTTTACGGTGATATTATCTTGAATGTTCTCACCATCCATTCTGAGATAGATTAAATCGTCTAATGTTCGATCTTCCTTAACATCAGCTACAATTTTCTTCACTTCTGTAGCCACACTGTTCGTATATTGAACTCGTAACCTTGGCTTAGAAGGCATGTTTGTGATATCAGTTACCAATTTACCTCCGTCAATATTGATAGTAAAATGACCATGATCATTAGGTATCTCAATATGTTCGAACGTTCTATTTTTTATATTCCATAATGAGTAACCATGGCCAGTTATAGACTCGCCGTGGTTTTGCATTACAAGCGAACCGGGATAACGGAAGATTGGTTGTTTTTTAGTTGCTCTGGCACTTACACCGACTTCTATATCAGTAACTTCCCATCCACTAAACTGCTTATATTCTTCCACCTCTTCTATTGGAATAGTCTTTTCTATGAAGAATGTTTGAGCTTTGTGGATATCACCCAGCATCACTATGTCGTGGCCATCAAAGAAGTCTCTTGGTACTAACTTATTCTCGATCAAATATCCGAGGTCGGTTAATGATCCATGCACCCCACCATGGAACAATGCAACTTTACAATCAAATGTATTTTGAATCTTCTTAGATATATTCCTTATGTCCAGATATTTGGTAACGTCATTAAAGACGCTCATATTATTAAACAATATATTACCTACTCCGTATAGTCCAGACTTCTTAAGATAGTGTAACTTTTTATGATTTAGATTGTTTACGATTGGGGATAAACTATCCAGTCTCGTTTTATTCGTAAGCAAACAATCATGATTTCCGGGAACGAGAATAGTATGACGAATATCGGCCAAGTTCTTTAAGAATTCACTGGAAAGTTCAACGGCTTCTGGCGACAGGTCCACTTTTCCATGGAGAACATCGCCTAGAACAGTAATAATACTACTCTCTGGTAGTTTCTTGGCATCTTCATATACTTTAGAGAAAACCTCGCGCCATTCTCCATGTCTATCGGTTAGGCGGATATGAATATCTGCAAGATGCATGACCGTAGAAACTACGGGAAGATCTATGTCGATTAATTCGAATGTGTCTATCATGTTTCCAATACGTTTACGTTAGAATACAAATCAAGGGGATAAATAACCGTCGAAGGCATATAATGAACTACATCATCCCAAATTTCTTTCATTTCCGATTTCTTCCAACCGGCCAAACCAGTTCCAACCGGTGTCATAATGAATCGACGTTCTTTATGTTCCCGAGCGAACTCTGATAATTCAATTAATTGATCCTTAATTTCAGATAAAGGAGTGCTACATTTCTGCCCCGGTCGTACAATTGTCTGTATTGCATAAGAAGCTCCTTCTCGGCCAACCTGATAACCACGGGCGATGCCATACACTGCCCATTTACCAATTCTATCTGGTGAACCGACTGGAGACTTCATGGCTTTTAGAAACCAAGGATCGGTTCTCCATGTATTCTTAGCTTCTCCTCTACACGCTAATCCTGCCGAACCCGCGCCATGAAATCCCGTAGAATTCGATCCAAATATATATACTTCGTTTGGTTGTAATATTGTTATCATAGCTTCAATCTTAACCTCATTATCTGCATAAAGTCAAGCTTTTCCGTATTTCGAATTTGTTCCATAGTCTTATCAAAACCCAATACATTCGGATCTTTTCCTTGTAATCGAATTAGTTTTGTCGTTTTCCCGATTGAAGTTAGAAATTCAGAAATATTCAATGCTGCTTTTAGAGCATCGTCGTCCAATACTATATTAACTTCTGGACAGTTACTACCTGCAATTGCTATTCTTAAAGCATCGCTTATCGTCTTGCCAAACAGTGGTATAGCATTTCTTCTTAATGAAATAGCATCAAGCGCTCCCTCACATAAATAAATTGGATAATCAAAATCTATGAGATTCTCAAATCCAACGATATTCTTGGAAGCATCACAGTTGCGATACTTCATAAAACTGTCGTCATAATAACTCCGAGCAGAGAAAAAATTCAGTTTATTATCTTTATTATAGGAGGGAAATACTAGTCGGTCCTGATAGAGCCCACTTGAACAATATCCGATGTTGTATTTCACAACATCTGCTGGCGTAATCTTACGTTTCTTTGCATAATTGTATGCTTGATTATATTGTCTAGATCCATCATCATTCATCAGACTAGCAAATTCAACTGGTAAATGTAATTCTTCAACTTTTTCTACAACTTCTTCTGTCCTATTAAACGGATCAAACGAATTTCCTACCTTGATGAAATTGCTGACTGGTTTGCCGACTATACTCTCCAATTCAACATACAAATCATGAGAGGCATTAAGTTTTTTTAAAAAAGTATAAAATCCTCTTCCTTTAGCATCACAGTGCCAGCAGTGCCAATAGTAAGGAGGGTCGAGACAAAGTTCAAGTTTCCGTTCTATGGGATAGTGACAGAAAGGACAATGTACTTGAAAATTATTTCCGGTTCGAATACGACCGGATTCCTTCAATATTCGTTCCAGAAAAGCCACTAAATTTGACTGAGCAATAAGACCCATTTCGAGCAGTATATGCTCTATGTCAGATCGGTCAACAAAAATCGTACCTGCTTTTCATAGAATTACGAGAAAATTGCTACACCGAATTCTTGTCCATTAGAGGTCTGAGACCAAACTTGAGTGCCAATCTTCGTGGGAGACCAGTGATCAACTGTGTCGCCAATACCTAATTCTCCAGATCCATTCCTTCCCCATACCCAACCGGTGCCATCATTCTGTATTCCAAAACATGTTTCGTATCCACAAGCAACATATGTCCAAGAACCTGTTCCTACTTGCTGAAATTCGTCATGGAAACTTGATGTATATCCTTGTCCAAGTTCTCCATAACTATTTTGACCACGGAGCCAAAGTGTACCGTCAGACTTTATTGCTCCTGCAACATAACCACCGCAATACGATGAAATCCACGAACCAGAATCGCGAAGAGATCCACTTATTCCGGGGCCGGGATTCACGAATTCCCATAACTGTCCACTGGAACTAACTGCTATTAAATAATCTTCTCCGGCAGCAGCATCATTCCAACTTCCTGAATCAACCATTTGTATTGGATAGTTATTTCCTGTTCCCCATGACCACAGAGTACCGTCATCAGCAATTCCATAAGATGCTCCACCCCCACCGGTAAGTTTTCTCCATATTGACACACTGGATGAAACCAATGTAGGGATCGTAATATTTAATCCGGAAGTATTTATTCCAGTCTGTGATTGATCGTTATAACCCCAAGCCCATAGCGTATTATCAGCTTGAATACCAAATGAACATGCGCCCACCGATACTTGTAGCCAATTGCTATTACTTCCTACTTGAGTTGGGACATATATGATAGAACTAGTTGCAGCATCACCCAATCCAAGTTGCCCTGATTCATTTGCTCCCCATCCCCAAAGAGTTCCATCACTCCGAACAGCTAAAGTAGATTGTGCAAGACAGGCAATGCTTGTCCAGTGATGGTTAGAGACTTTTATT